AAATGCATGTTGAATTAGACCTTGAAGGGTTTGAAGACACAGTCGATGGAGAGCCTACAGGCATTGCGTTACCATATATAGTAACTATAATTAAAGAAAGTATGCAAATACTGTCTATTCGTAAGAATTTTAACCCAAACGACCCATTAAAAAAGAAAATAGAGTACTTTGTACACTATAAGTTCCTTCCAGGACTTGGATTTTACGGTTTTGGGCTAATTCACATGATTGGTGGGCTTACTAAGTCCGCTACATCAATTTTACGTCAGTTAATTGACGCTGGAACCCTAAGTAACCTACCTGCTGGCTTTAAAGCACGTGGTATGAGGGTACAAGGTGAAGATGAACCGTTACGTCCTGGTGAATTTAGGGATGTAGACGTTCCAGGAGGCACAATCCGTGATGCACTGATGCCTTTACCCTATAAAGAGCCTAGTAACGTACTAACTCAGCTATTAGGTGTTATAATTGACTCAGGTAGACGTTTTGCTAGCATAGCAGACATGCAAGTGGGCGATATAGGTAGTCAACAACTACCTGTAGGCACTACTGTAGCTATGTTAGAGCGTGGTACTAAGGTTATGTCGGCTATTCATAAGCGTTTACACTTTGCTCAGAAGAAAGAGTTTAGGTTATTAGCTGGTATTTTTTCTCGTAGCCTACCCCCTGTTTATCCTTATGATGTTCCAGGAGCTAGTAGAGAAATTAAAGCTCAAGACTTTGATGCTAAAGTTGATATTATACCAGTAAGCGATCCTAACATATTTAGTATGGCTCAAAGGGTAATGTTAGCTCAACAAGAATTACAAATGGCACAGGCAGCACCGCAAATACACGATTTACGAGAAGCCTATAAACGTATGTACGAGGCACTAGAGGTAAAAGATATAGACGGTATACTACCGCCTGTTCAAGAAATACCACCTCGTGACCCGATAAGCGAACAACAAGCAGCCATGACAGGACAACCTATTAAAGCGTTTGAGTTCCAGAACCATGATGCTTATATTGCTGCGCATAGTTCTTTCTTACAGAATCCTATGGTAGCTCAAAATCAAACAGCACAGATGGCTATTAGTGCAAACATACAAGAGCACCAAGCCATGTTATATAAACAACAAATAGAACAAGTATTAGGGCAACAATTACCAGAACTTGGCAATGAAATACCGCCAGAAGTGATGAATGAATTAGCTCTACTTGCAGCTCAAGCTACTCAAGTAGTAACTGGACAAGCTCAGGCTATGGCTCAAGCACAAGAAAACGCACAAATGAATCCTATAGTGGAATTAAAACGTGAGGAAATTGCGCAAAAAGCACAGTCTGATGCCTTAAAATCTCAAGTAGATTTAGCTAAAATAGAATCAACGGAAGCTATAGCAGAAATGAAAATAGCTCAAGACAGGGAGGAAGCTCTTATGAAAGAAAAAGAGAGCATCCGTAAATCATACTCTGAGATACTTAAAGATGTAAGGAACTCAGATAACCAAAATAGAGGAAGATAAAATGCCAAGAGCAAAAAATAGAGGTAAAGCTAGTTCATCATTTGTAGCTGGTAATGCCAACCGTAGACGTATTGACGCTGAGTCAGTTAAAAAACGCAAAGCTAAAAAACGTGGTGGTGGAGAAATGAAAATGACTAAAGGCGGAAAAGCCAAAAAGAGGAAGTAACCATGAAAAAGGTAAATGTAAAAGGTCCTAATAGAATTGACTTATCAAAACCAGTACGAGTAAAAGATGTTTTATTCAAAAAAGTATTTGGTCAGGGTAAAGTTAAAACTCAAGGAACAGGTAAAGCTACACAAGGCACAAAACACAACGCAAGTTGGAGTGGGAAAGAGTAATGGGTAAAGAAACGCATAAAACTAAAGACGGTAGAACTGCTAAAAAAGGTCTATATTACAATATAAACCAAAAACGTAAAGAAGGCAGAAAGATGCGAAAGAAAGGCGATAAAGGTGCACCTTCAGCATCAGATTTTAAGGCAGCAGCAAGAACTGCTAAAACACACGGTGGTGAACTACACGGTGGTCAAACTAAACTAGATAAAAACAAAGACGGTAAATTATCTGGCGTGGATTTTAAAATGATGAAAAAAGGCGGTGGTTCTAATACTGTTATGTGTAAAGGTCAAGGTAAAGCTAAAAAGAAAAAAGTTACTAAATTAGCATAATTAGGTATACTGATCACAATGGCGAAACCAAGAAGAGGCAAGGCAAAAGTAAAAGTAACTAAGTCTGGTAAAAGGGTTAGTTATGGTCAAGCAGGTAAAGCCAAAGATGGTAAAAGAAGAGTCAGACCAGGAACATCTAAAGGTGACTCGTATTGTGCAAGAAGTTTAGGTATAAAAAAGAGGTTATCTAAGAAAAAACAAAATGATCCGAACACTCCTAATAACTTATCAAGAAAAAGATGGAAGTGTTCTGGTGCTAAATCTAGAAGAAAATCTAAGAAGAAGAAATAGTATAGATGTTCGATAAGTTAAAGAAGTTAATTGCAGAAAGAAAAGAGCAGTTAACAGAAACACTCGCTAATGGTGGAGTGCAAGATTTTGAAAGTTATCAAAAAATCGTAGGCGAAATATCAGGTCTGTCGTTTACGGAACTCTTAATTAGAGACCTGCATAAGGATATAGAAGATGACTAAAGAAGTTGCCGCATTCGGCAAAGGTGGCGAACCGATACCTAATTCGGTTGACCGTTTTAAAGAAGAAGAAGTTGAACCTAAGGAAGATTTAAAATTTACTCCTGATAATGTTGAAAAAGATTCTAATTTAAAAGAAGAACTCCCTACCCCCACAGGCTACAGACTAATGGTTTTACCTTTCAGCAGAAAGCAAAAAACTAAAGGTGGTTTATACTTAGCTAATGAAACATTAGAGAAAGAACGTATAGCCACTAATGTAGGATACGTAGTATCGCTTGGTCCAGACGCATACGCTGATAAGGAAAGATATCCTGGAGGTGCATGGTGTCAAGAAGGTGACTGGGTGATATTCGGCAGGTACGCAGGAGCACGAATCAAAATTGAGGGTGGCGACTTGCGATTATTAAACGATGATGATGTATTAGCAGTGATAACTGATCCTGAGGATATAGTTTCAGGCTAATATGAATCACGCAACAACAGGAGCAAAACATGGCAGATGAAGCCTTGCAACAAGAAGAAGAGTTGACGGAAGTTGAACTTCCTGAAACTGAAGGTGATGAAGAGGAAGAAGTTGTAGAAGACGAACAACCTCAAGAAGAACCTAAAAAAGAAGAAGCTAAAGAATCAGATGAGATTGAAGACTATAGTGAAGGTGTTAAAAAACGTATCGCTAAACTTACTTATAAGATTCGAGAAGCTGAAAGACGTGAACAGGCAGCAATAGATTATGCTAAGTCTGTTCAGGGTGAACTCAATCAGACAAAAAATAAACTTTCAAAAACTGATCAGAACTTATATGATGAGTATAAAGGTAGAGTTGGGTCTGAACTTCAGTCTGCTCAAGACCGATATAAAAAGGCATACGAGATGGGCGATACAGACGCAATGCTCGAAGCTCAAAAAGATGTTGCTAAATTAGCAGTAGAAGAGGAAAGCCTCAATCGAGTCAAAGCAAAAAATACTGAAGAGGTAGAAGAACCTGCTGTTGATGTTGAAAAAGAGATAGAATCTAGAAGTCAACCTCAACAACAAGTTCAAGTAGAAGCAGATCCTAAAGCTCAGGAATGGGCTAAACAGAACGAATGGTTCGGCTCTGACGTAGCTATGACTACTAGTGCTTTTGCTTTTCATAGGCAACTAGTAGAACAAGAGGGTTACGATCCAACTTCTGATAGCTATTACGCAGAAGTGGATAAAAGAATGGCTGAGGCTTTTCCTCATAAATTAGGAAAAACTCAACAAAACAGTGTGAACGAGGTAGTAGCTGGTTCAAGTAGAGGGTCTACAACAGCAAGAACACGTTCACGTAGAAAAGTACAACTCACACCGAGTCAAGTAGCAATAGCAAAAAGATTAGGTGTGCCACTAGAAGAATATGCTAAGCATGTTAAGGAGTAGAAAATGGTAGATAAAAATAAAGAAACTACTAACACAGATCGAACCTCCAGATCTGCAGAAAGTCGAGAAAAAACTTCACGACGTAAACCATGGAGTCCACCGTCTTTATTAGACGCACCCAATCCACCAGAGGGCTATGTATACAGATGGATACGTGAGTCAATGGTTGGGCAACAAGATCAAGCGAATATGTCTAAACGTATTCGAGAAGGTTGGGAGCCAGTAATGGCTAAAGACCATCCTGATTTTGAAGCACCATCCCTTGATGAAGGTAAACACGCTGGAGTCATAGGAGTTGGTGGCTTAATCCTCGCTAAGATGCCAATCGAGACGATCGAAGAAAGAAGGCGATATTACGCCAGACTTGCTAACGATCAGATGGATGCAGTGGACAATAATCTTATGCGAGAGAGTAATCCTATCATGCCTATAGACAATCCGTCTAGGTCATCTAAGATTACTTTTGGAAGCGGAGGTTCTAAAGGCTAGTACTTTAGAACTATATTTTGAACTTATATTAACAATAAAGGTGATATAAATGGCTAATGTAAATGATCCTAACGGATTTACACCAGCATACCATATGAGTGGTGGCACTATTAGACCTTCAGAGTTCGCAATCGCAAGTGGGGCATCAGGTGATATTTTTTCAGGTGATGTCGTGAAATTGACAAGTGGTTACGTTCTTCAAGGTGGTGCAACCGACGCTCCTCTAGGTGTGTTTTACGGTGTACAATACACAGCAACAGATGGTACTCCAGTTTGGTCCAGAAAATGGCCAGATGGTACCGCAACACTAGGTTCTGCAGATGCTAAAGCATATGTATATGCTGATCCCGATATAGTCTATGAGGCACAGTACACAGGTACTCCTACTCAAGCAGACGTCGGTAAAGTACATACTATCTCTACAACTGCAGGTGATACTAACAACAACCGTTCTAAAGAAGGTGTGACTACTACTACTGCTAGTGGTATTGCTAAACAGGTTGGCTTCGTCGATAGACCAGACAACTCAATTGGGCAATATGCTAGAGGTTTATTCATATTCCCAGCTTCTGTATTCGGCAACGACTAAAAGGTGATATAAATGGCAATTAATAGAGCTCAACTAGTAAAAGAACTCGAACCAGGATTGAACGCACTTTTTGGTTTAGAGTACGATCGTTATGAGAACGAACATGCGGAAATTTTTGATACTGAGAATTCTGACAGAGCTTTCGAAGAGGAAGTAATGTTAGCTGGCTTTGCACAAGCTCCTGTAAAAGGGGAAGGTGCTTCAGTTAGTTATGACACAGCTCAAGAAACTTTCACATCTCGTTACACCCATGAAACTGTCGCTTTAGCCTTCTCATTGACAGAAGAAGCAATCGAAGATAACCTCTACGATAGCCTATCTTCTAGATATACAAGGGCTTTAGCACGTTCAATGGCTAACACCAAGCAGGTAAAAGCTGCGAATGTTCTTAACAATGGTTTCTCAACTTCCTTCCCAGGAGGCGACGGCAAACCTTTAATGACTACAGATCACCCAACTTTAACAGCTGGCGATCAGTCAAATGAACCTTCAACTGCTGCAGACTTGAATGAAACTTCATTGGAGAATGCTTTGATCGATATTTCTCAGTTTAAAGACGAGAGAGGAATTAAAATTAATGTTCAAGCAAGAAAATTAATCGTTCCTCCTCAACTGCAATTTGTAGCTGAGAGAATCCTTCAAACTCCAGGAAGAGTATCAACTTCTGATAATGACATCAACGCAATGAAAAACATGGGAATGTTCCCAGAAGGTTACGTTGTTAACCATTATCTAACAGATACTGATGCTTTCTTCATCAAGACTGATGCTCCTAATGGTATGAAGCACTTCGTAAGATCCCCTATGTCAACTGGCATGGAAGGTGACTTCGAAACAGGAAACGTAAGATACAAAGCAAGAGAAAGATATTCTTTCGGCTTTAGTGACTGGCGTGGAATGTACGGTTCACCAGGAGCTTAATCCTTTCGGGGTAGACGTTTTTACGTCATTTAAGGGAGCTTCGGCTCCCTTTCTTTTTTCTAAGATACGTTATATCATTCACTTCTAGGACTTTTTAACTTGTTTTACCAACTGACCTAGCAGACAAGCCAAGATGGTGAAACTTATTTCCGTAGGAGGAAATTATGGCAAATTCAACTTTTAGCGGACCAGTCCGCTCCAAAAACGGTTTTCAAACTATCTCAGAAAACTCAACTACTGGTACAGTTACTGTTACTAGTGGCGATAAAATGGCAAATGAAGCTGTTGGTAGTGCTGGTATTGAAGGCACAGCAGCAGTATACATCACTCAGGTAGACAGACTACACAGTGATGTTGACACTAACGTTAACATAGTTAAATCTACTATCATGATTGACTTAACTGGGTTAAAAGACGGTGGAACTGCAGGCGATATTATCGGTAAAGATGGCTCAGGTGTTGCTTATATAGCACAGGTTACAACAGCTAACCAAGGTGTTGTTTTTGGTGTAACTATGACTTGTGTAGAAACTCCAGCTGGCGGAAGCACAGACATTGATCTATACTCAGCTACTGAAGGCACAGGTGTAAACGATACAGCTATCGGCGATTTAACTGAAACTCAAATCATCAACGCTGGTGCTGCATCTGCAGGTACTATGGTTGCTGGTGGAGACATCACTGCTGATCAATACTTATATTTAGTAAGTCAAGGTACAGGCGATGCTGCTTATACTGCTGGTCGTTTTATGATTGAGATAATCGGCTACGACGTAGCTTCTTAAGGAGTAATATATGGCAGACGCAGTAACTTCAACAACTCTGTCAGATAGTGATAGGTCAGCTGTTATTCAGCTGACCAACACATCCGATGGTTCAGGTGAGGCAGCAGTAAATAAGGTTGATGTAAGTGGTTTAGCAACTAGAACTAGTGATGGTAAAGCATGTACTGGTGTAAGATTAGCTAAAATTGTTTATTCAACTTTTGGTATGAGTGTTAAACTTTTGTGGGATGCTACTACTAATACTATCTGTTGGGATTTAAACTCAGACTATACAACTGACGAAGATTTTACAGAGTTCGGTGGTATCAGGAACACTTCAGGCACTGGAAAAACAGGAGATATATTACTAACAACGACAGGTGCTGGAAGCGGTGACTCGTACGTTATAGTAATTACTCTATATAAAGAGTTTTAAATAAATGGCTTTTTCAGGCACTAAAACTTTTGCCTTAGATATAGCTGAAACTATAGAAGAGGCTTACGAACTAGCAGGACTAGAACAACGTACAGGGTACGATGCTAGAACTGCTAGACGTTCTATGAACATAATGTTTGCAGATTGGGCTAATAGAGGCGTTAATCTGTGGACTATAGAACAAGTAACTCTAGATTTAACTAAAGGCACAGCCAGTTATAACCTAAACGGATACGATATTGATATATTGTCAGCTGTTGTAAGAGATACAAGCAAAAGCCCAGTTTTAGATATAGAGATAGATAGAATAGGTAGACAGGAATTTTTAAATATTCCTACTAAAACTACTCAAGCAAGACCTACACAGTATTTTGTTGATAGGCAAATAACTCCTATAGTAAACCTCTGGCCAACACCAGATACAAATAATTATCAATTAATTTCTTACAGAATACAAAGGATTGACGATGTAAGTACATCAGCAGAAAATCCTGAAGTACCTTCAAGGTTTATGCCTTGTATGGTTAGTGGGTTAGCCTATTACATAGCTTTAAAAAAGAATCCTCAAAAAGCAGGGCTACTAAAACAACAATACGAACAAGATTTTAAACTAGCAGCAGACGAGGATAGAAATAGAGCATCATTAATGTTGACTCCAGCTAGGAGATTTTATTAATGGCTTATGCTCAAGGTAAGTACGCACGAGCGATATGCGACCGATGTGGTTTTGATATACCTTATCTTGATTTAAGAAAAGAATGGACTGGCTTTAAAGTTTGTGGCGAATGTTATGAGCCCAAATCCCCTCAATTAGATCCGCCACATAATATAGCAGACCCAGAGGCTCTATATCAACCAAGACCTACTATATCCGCCCCAACAGCAGGGCAAGGTTACGTTATAGTTTCTAATCCTAAAGACAGTAATGGTGTAAGTTCTCCTATCATGTGGGCACAAAATAGTGATACAATAGGTTCTATGTACAATATGTCCGCACTAACAGGTAGTGTGGGTGAATTAACGGTATCAGTATGAGTTTTACATACACAACTTTAAAAACAGCTATACAAGACTACCTAGAAAGCACAGAGTCTAGTTTTGTTACTAACTTACCCACGTTTATTACAACAACAGAAGAACGTATATTTAAAAATGTACAATTAGACGATTTTAGAAAAAATCAAGTTGGTGACTTAACAGCTTCAGGACCATACCTAGAATGCCCTACTGACTATTTAGCACCTTTTAGTTTAGCTGTAGTAGACAGCAGTAGTAATTATAGTTATTTACTATTAAAACAAGTTTCTTTCATTAGGGATTTTACTCCTAATGCGTCCACAACAGGACTACCAAAATATTATGCAGAATTTGACGACAATACTTTTATAGTCGCACCCACCCCAGATTCAGCCTACGAGGTTGAACTGCACTACTACTATAGACCAGCATCACTTACTACCACTTCAGGTAGTGAAACAACATGGCTGTCTAAAAATGCTCCTAATGCCATGTTATATGGTAGTTTAGTTGAAGCATGCACGTATCTCAAAAATTACGAAGCAATACCAGCATACGAATCTAAGTTTCAGGAGGCTTTATTAGGATTAAAAAATCTTGGTGAAGCTAAATCAACTAGAGACCAATACAGGTACGACGAGATACGGAGACAACCACAAGCATGAGAATAAAAGAACTCGAGGGCAAGAATATTGCCATAGTTGCTATGGGCGAGAGTCAACTAGACTTTCACCTTAGTTTAGTACATTCAAAAACCTATGACGAAGTTTGGGGAATAAATTGTATGGGAGCTATTACTAAATGCGATAGAGTATTTATGCTTGATCCAGTTAGTAGGTTTATGGATACTGATGACGCAGGAAGTCAGACAGATGTTATGAGACGATGGTTACCTGTAGCTAATACACCTATATATACTTGTGAACTAGACGAAAGGTGCCCCTCTGCAGTACTCTTCCCTCTAGAAGAAGTTGCACAGGATGCAGATTGTGCTTACTTAAACAATACTGTGCCTTTTGCTTTTGCTTTTGCTTTATATAACAAAGTTGGCAGTATAAATTTATTTGGTATAGATTTTAGTTATAGGGGTAATTTACATTTTGCAGAAGCAGGTAAAGCATGTTGTGAGTTCTGGTTATCTAAGTGTATAGAAAGAGGTATGATTGTAAACGTTGCCGCTAGGTCAGGGCTACTAGACACAGATTGCCCTATAGAAAAAAGAGTTTATGGCTACCATAGACTTGAAGATCCAGATATACTAGTAGTTGATGATGAAAAAACTTATAGACAAATTAAACTTTCTGTTTACAATAAACTTTTATACGAAGAACAATTAAAAAATATCACAGAAGTAAGAACTGTGATGGATAGTCCACCAGAAGCTAAAAGGTATTAAAATGATAGACAACACTACGTTAGGGGATATCGGCTCTATTATAGTAGAAACACAGCAAAATAGAGGTCATCCGCCTGAGTTTTGGGCTGAAAAATTGACTGATAGAATATGTGGTATTAGTGATACTGCTGCACCTCATATAAGGCAACAAGCTGAAGCGTATAAACTAGCTATTTACAACGTAATCGTTTATTATATAAAGCAGGCGATCAATAGTGAACGATGCACGATGCGTAATCTATTGAAAGAACAGGGTCACGAAGACCTAGCTAAAATATTAAAGGAACTTTAACATGGCAATTACATCAACACTTACGACTAGTTTTAAGAAAGAGCTATTAGAAGCTAAACATAACTTTTTAGCGTCTGGCGGTAATTCTTTTAAACTAGCTTTGTATACTTCATCAGCTACTATGGGAGCTACCACAACTGCTTTTACCACAACTAATCAAGCTAGTGGTACTAACTATACTTCAGGTGGATCAGCTTTAACCAATATTAATCCAACAAGTTCAGGAACCACAGGTTTTACTGATTTTGCTGATTTAACTTTTGGTACTGCTACTATTACCGCAAGAGGATGTATGATCTATAACGACACTAATAGTGATAGATCTGTAGCTACTATTGATTTTGGTGGCGATAAAACATCAACCGCTGGAGACTTTACAATCGTCTTCCCAGCAGCAGCATCTGGAACAGCGATTATAAGAATCGCCTAGCCTTAAATGGCTTTTCTTAACGGTTGGGGTCGAGGCACTTGGGGTCAACTTGGTTGGGGTGAAGGTGCTGTACCAGTAGAAATATCTGGTCTTTCCGCAACTTCAGCATTAGGTGGTGTAGGTGTAAATGGTAAAGCTGTTGCTACAGTCGCTGGCGTAACAGCAACATTAGGCTCAGTTTCAGTCACAATCAACGCTGACGCAAATGCTACTCCATCAGGATTATCAAGCACTTCAGCATTAGGCACTTTAGCTAGTGTAACTGGTAAAGCAAATACAACCCCAGCAAGTCAAGTTGGAACCTCCGCTCTAGGTACAGTAACACCTGAAGCAGATGCAAAAGTTTCTTTGAGTGGAATCACTGCTACTTTAGGCAATGTTTCTGTACTAATTGACGCAGAAGCTACTGTTATTATTACAACAGGAGTAACAGCAACAGGTGCAGTTGGAACAATTACAACACGATCATCCAATAAAATTATTGTGTTTGTACCAGCTGTGTTCGGATCAGTCGGGTCTCCAACAGTAGTAGCGAAAGCAAAAGTTACGCTTACAGGATTTTCAGTAACAGCAAGTGTAAGCACGCTCAATGTGTGGTCACCAGTTGTAGATAGTCAAACACCTAATTGGAGAGATATTGCAGCATAGGGTATAAACTTTATTCTTTTTGATTTATTATATACAATATAGGAACAAATTATGGCAACTTACGTTAACGATTTAAGACTCAAAGAAATCGCCACAGGGGACGAGAGTGGAACTTGGGGAACAAGCACTAACACAAATTTAGAGCTTATAGGTGATGCTTTTGGTTATGGAACAGAAGCAATAACAACTAACGCAGACACTCATACGACAACAATAGCAGACGGATCAGCAGATGCAGGTCGAGCTTTGTTCTTAAAATATACAGGCACACTTGATTCAGCTTGCACTATTACGATTGGACCTAATACGGTTTCAAAAGTATGGATTATAGAAAACGCTACTAGTGGTTCTCAAAACATAATTATCAAACAAGGTTCAGGAGCAACCGTCACTATACCTAATGGTATGGTTTCAGTAGTTTATTCTGACGGAGCAGGTTCAGGCGGAGCTATGATTGACGCTTTAACAGATTTAAATGTTGCATCTTCACTTAGTATAGGTGGTTCAGGTGTAGCTACAACAGGAAAAGCTATAGCAATGGCTTTGGTTTTCGGATAAAATTAGGACAATATAATGGCAAATCCAAATTTAGTAAATGTAACTTCGATATACGCTAACAGTATAAATGGAGCTTTAACAACTACAGTAACAACTGATTTATTAACTTGTGCAAGTGATAAGTTAATTAAAATTAATAGCATTATTGTTGCGAACATTGATGGCACTAACGCAGCAACCGTAACAATGGGTGTTATTAAAAGTGGTGGTTCAGTAGTTTTATTCGCTTCAACTATCTCTGTTCCAGCAGATGCTACTTTGGTTCTTATTGATAAGAACTCAGGCATCTATCTTGAAGAAGGAGATATCCTAGAGGGTGGTGCAAGTGCTAACTCAGACTTAACTTACACCATTAACTACGAAGAACTAGATGACGCATAAGGAGTACAAATATGGCTCATTTTGCAGAACTTAATAACAGCAACGAAGTATTACAAGTCGTTGTAATTTCTAATGAAGATGTAGATGCTAATGGCGGAGATTTATCCGTTCAAGCAGAAGATTTTGTGGCAACTTTAGTACCACACAAAAACGGTGGTAATCAATGGAAACAAACTTCATATAACGATAGTTTTAGAAAACAATATGCAGGTACAGGTTTTACCTACGATGCTACTAAAGATAAATTTGTTTGTCCTCAACCTTATTCTTCTTGGGCATTAGATGATAACGACGACTGGCAAGCACCAGTTCCTTATCCGACAGTAACAGAAATTAATAGTTTATCGGTTATTATACAATGGGATGAACCTAATTTAAGATGGAAAGGCGAAACTGCTGATTTTACAACCGATCCAGCAACATTCACCAATTATATATGGGATGCTTCTGGTAAAGTTTGGAATGAGGTCTAATTATGGCTAGTTCTAATGGCGGAATAGTAGGTGTAGATAACCCCCCAACCGATCAACCTCAAGTTATAACAACTTTTAACTCTAGTGGTACTTTAACTACAGCACCTTATACAACATCAGTACAATATGTTATTGTCGCAGGTGGCGGTGGCGGAGATACTCAAGGTGCAGGATCAGGTGGCGGAGGAGCAGGTGGTTATCGTAGTTCAGTCCCTGGCGAAGCATCAGGTGGCGGAGCTTCAGCTGAATCTTTAAGCCCAGTTAATGGAGCTACTGGTTATCCAGTTGTTGTTGGTGGCGGAGGAGCAGGTGGAGTTGTTGACGCAGCTGCTAATGGAACAGGTGGTTCAGACTCAAGTTTTAATGGAGTAACATCAACTGGCGGTGGTGGAGCAGGTTTTGTACCGAGCCCAACATCTTCAAGAAATGGTGGTTCAGGTGGTGGTGCTTCTTATTCAAATAATGGCGGAACAGGAACATCAGGTCAAGGTTTTAATGGCGGTGCTGCTGCATATAGTGGTGGTAGTGCTAATGGTGGCGGAGGTGGTGGCGGAGCATCTGAAGTAGGTGCTTCTTGTCCAACTCCTGCACCCCCACAAAGAGGTTATGATGGTGGAGATGGCGTAGCTTCTTCTATTACTGGCTCACCTGTCACAAGAGCAGGGGGTGGCGGTGGTTGTGGAAGATTTGCAAACAATGTTGTTGGTCAAGGCGGAGCAGGTGGTGGTGCACCAGGATCAAACCCTGTAGATTCACCAAATCCAGGCGGAACTGCTAATACTGGCGGTGGCGGTGGCGGAACTGACTTAGGTAATCCACCATTTAGTCCAGTCGCAGGTGGTAATGGCGGATCAGGTGTAGTCATAATTAAAGAACCCAACGCAGGATTTAAATGCTCGGGAGTATGGGATATGAACGCTCTTTACGATAATGTAAAAGCAGGAACTTGGACAACTTAACATGCCTAGATTAATCGGAGCAGCACAATCAGTTACTACGCAAGCACAACAAATAACTACTTTTAACTCAAGTGGCACATTTACAGCACAACCTTTATCTTATCAAGCCGATATTCTTGTTATCGCAGGAGGTGGCGGTGGTGCAGGACAACTTGGAGGCGGAGGTGGTGCTGGCGGTTATAGAGAAATATCAAATCACCCAATACCAGCAAGTGGTGTTCCCGTAACTATAGGAGCAGGTGGAGCAGGAGCAACTACTGTTACAAGAGGAGCAGACGGTAATGATTCAGTATTTGGTGCAGGTTCTCCAATTACTTCTACAGCAGGTGGTGGTGGAGGTAGAGGAGGAAATCCTGACCCTGCCTTAACATCAACATCAGGAAGATCAGGTGGTTCAGGTGGCGGTGGATATTTTAGTGGTTTTGGCGGAAATGGAAACACACCCCCAACAAGTCCTTCACAAGGTAATGTTGGTGGAGCAGGAGCTCAACGTGGTGGAGAACCTGGAGAAGAAGACGGTGGCGGTGGCGGTGGAGCTAGTGCTGCAGGAGTAAAAGGAACATCAAGTGGGGGTGGTAATGGTGGAGCAGGACAGCCTTCAACAATTTCAGGCTCAAATGTAACTAGAGCTGGTGGAGGTGGCGGTGGTACACTTTATCCAGGGAGTCAATCATCAGGGGGTGCAGGTGGCGGAGGAGCAGGTGGTGCTCCATCACCAGGAGATGGAATAGACGCAACTGTAAATACAGGTTCAGGAGGAGGTAGTTCAAGTTTCCCTGGAAATGTTCCTGGAGGAGATGGTGGTTCAGGAGTTGTAATCGTCAAGGAAAATGAAGTTAAAACAGCATCAAGCTGTTGGGATATGAGACAAGTGTTTAGACAAGTTAAAGCTGACGATTGGCCAAGCTAACAACAACCTATCTTTTAAAATACATCTAACTTATACTATTTTTTCAAGAGAGAGAAGATGAATTTAAAATACTATTACTGGTACTTCCAGTCAGTTATTCCTGAAAGAATATGTGATGATATTGTTCGCTATGGTAAAGAACAAAATAAAGAAATGGCTCTTACAGGTAATGCTAATAAAAAGAAGATAACCAAACTAGACCTTAAAAACATTCAAAAGAAACGTAAGTCTGATATTGTATGGATGAACGATAAGTGGGTATACAATGAAATACAACCTTATATACACTTGGCAAACGCAAATGCAGGCTGGAATTTTGAATGGGATTATTCAGAATCTTGTCAGTTTACCGAATACAAAAAAGGTCAGTTTTATGATTGGCATTGCGACTCCTATGAAGAACCTTACAAGAACCCTGAAAATCAAAATGTGCATGGTAAGTTAAGAAAACTTAGTATGACCATATCTCTAAGTGACCCTGAAGAATACGAGGGCGGTGATTTAGAATTTGATTTTAGAAACACAGACGAAGGCTCACAACCTAGAATATGCGAAGAAATAAGATCAAAAGGTAGCGTGGTAATTTTTCCATCTTTCGTTTGGCATAGAGTTAGACCAGTAACCAAAGGAATACGACACTCCTTAGTGTGTTGGAATTTAGGATATCCATTTAGATGAGTTTTAAGAAAAATAAATACCTTGTAATTAAAAACGTTATATCAAGCGAGTTAGCAGATTTTTGTTATCAATATTTTTTAAACAAAAGAGCAGTAGCAAGACATTTGTTTGATGATAAATATATTTCACAATTTACAACTTATTTTGGTATTTGGAATGATGCAATGATCCCTGAAACTTATTCCCATTATGGGGATATAGCAATGGACACTTTATTGCAAAAAGTTAAACCTCTTGTAGAAAAAGAAACAGAAATAAAACTTATAGAAACTTATTCTTACGCAAGAATATATAAAAAAGGCGATGAGTTGCTTAGACACAAAGACAGATCATCTTGCGAAATATCTACTACTATGCACTTAGGCGGAGATGAATGGTCAATCTTTTTAGAGCCATCGGGCGAAGAAGGAAAAAAAGGTGTTGAGATAAAACTAAACGCAGGAGATATGTTAATTTATAGTGCTTGTGATTTAGAACATTGGAGAGAACCATTTACAGGTAAAGATTGCGGACAAGTATTTTTACACTATAACGACTCTAATAATCCAGAAGCTAAATTTAATAAATTTGACGGCAGACCTATGCTTGGGTTGCCTGGATATTATTCATCAGAAAATGGTTGAAGTTTTTGACTGCTCTTACATATCTAAGGTAAACAATAAAAAGTTTCAACAAGACTTAATTAAATATACTAAAGAAACTAAGTGTTGTGATGAAGAAAATTGTAAACATCCAAAAATACAAAGCGACTTAAAAATAGATAGAGCTTTTCCAGTTATTGATGATTCTATCAACAACCTTTTTAAAACTTACTTAGGTACAGATAAGTTTGAATTTACTAAAAAGAATGTATGGGGGTACTACGCATCTAAAGGCTCTCAATTACAAAGTGTTATCCACAATCATATTTTTAAAAAAGAAAAAGGTTTACAGCTTTCTGCTTTAATGTATATCACACCAACAAAACTAGGCACTAATTTTGCAAATTTTAAAATAGAACCTGAGATAAACAAATGGTATCTTTGGCATTCAGGTTTATATCATCACCCTAAAGATGGCGTAACACCTAAAGATAGAATTGTGTTAGCTTTATCTAGCGTAATAAATATATGCACATAAAGATTCCAAACTTTTTGTCAGCAGAAGAATGTAAGTCAATAGAAAAAATTTTGTTAGAAAAAGAACAAGAAATACTTTCTTTACCTGCAAATACAGACTATTACACAGGAACAACCGCAAGGTATTCTAATTATAATTTTTTAAACTACATACCTAAAATTAATATAACAAAAAAATTTTTTGCTCTACCAATTATGCAAGACGAAGATGAATTTTGGATTCAATGTTGGGGTAACGTTTTAAATAAAGGCGAAGAAATACCCATGCACAATCACGGAAAGCCTGACAGTATTTTTTATGCTTGTAATATCTTTATATCAGGTCCTGATGATTGTTTTACTTTTTATGATGATATGGGTCATGTTTCTAACAAAATAGGTGAGCTACATTTAATTGACTGCCACCTTTGGCATGGTGTAAAAGAAAACACAAACGATCAATCAAGGTTATCTATTGCTTGTGATATACATTTTAGTAATCCTAAACACTTTGAAAACTACGAGCAAAGAATCGTTCATGCTAAGAGAAATTAGTATATAATTTTAAAAAAACTGAGGTAATACAGTATGGATATATTAATACCATTAACAATAATAGTAGTAGTTTTAGTTTGGTCTGTAAAAAAATTCAAACCTGAACTTTGGCAAAAATTAATTTCATTTATATCTAAAAATTGAATGAAATTCTCCAAGCTATTGAAACTATAGGAATACCAGCAGCAGGAGCAGTTGGTTTAGGTTATTTAGTTTGGACGCTTTTCAAATCTCTTATAGCTGATATACACAAAAAACTTGATTCACAACATGCTATGATAGTAGCGTTAATTGATCGTATACGGCAAATGGACAACGATATGATACGTATTGACACTATGGTAAGAGCAGCATTAAAGTTACCGCCTGATGTAAATCGTATAGCAAGAGCTGATGGTAAAAAAGATGTTCGTAAGGATTAACTTTTCTTAGATCTTATTATATGATTAACATATGGCTAGTAAACCAAGAAAAACAACTGTTGACGTAGCGAATGACCTAGCCAAACATGAGATACAGTGTGCGGAAAGATGGAAAACTGCTTTCAATCGTTTCGACTCTCTAGAAGAAAGTGTTCATCAAATTAATGACACATTAAAAAATTTTATTGTTGGGATGGTAGGGTTTTTAGCCACTGCTTTAATTTCTTTAGTTGTAACTGTAGTTTCTATACTTTAGTTATGACATACAACTCTAACGAGAGACTTTCTCCTCATTTTAGATTAAGAGAACTTGAGCGTTCGCAAATAGCAGAACGACACAATATTGATAACACAGTTAAGGAAAAAAGTGTTTATAAAAATTTACAACTACTTTGCTCAAATGTCCTTGAGCCAGTACGTAATTATTATGGCATACCTTTTTCACCTAACTCTGGTTATCGTTGCCTTGACCTTAATAGGCGACTTAAATCGTCCGACACAAGTCAACATGTCAGTGGGCAGGCAGCAGATATTGAACTCCCAGGCGTATCCAATTACGACCTTGGGATATGGATCAAAAATAACTGTGAGTACGACACCGTCCTCTTAGAGTTTTATAAAGAAGGAATTCCGTCTAGTGGATGGGTTCATGTATCCTATGTTGAAGGCAATAATCGTAAGCGTGCATTGATCTTTGATGGGAAACAATATAAAAGACTTGAATAATACTATAAAATATTAGTGTTATGGCACTAAACAAATTCATATTTAAACCTGGAATTTTTAGAGAAGGAACCGACTACGATAATGAAGGTGGTTGGTTCAATTCTAACTTAGTTAGATTTAAAGCTGGTCGACCACAAAAAATAGGTGGTTGGCGTAAAGATTCCCTTAATACATTTTTAGGAACCTGTCGTGCTTTACACGCATGGATTCTGTTAGCTGGTACTAAACTTTTAGGGTTAGGTACTAATTTAAAATACTATATTGAAGAAGGAGACTCTTTCAATGACATTACACCAATCCGTGCTACTACAAACGCTGGTGACGTTACTTTTTCCGCTTCTAACGGTGATGCGACTCTTACCGTAGCAGACACTGCCCACGGTGCAGTACAGAATGATTTTGTTACTTTTAGCGGTGCTGTTAGTTTAGGTGGATTAATTACAGCGACAGTTTTAAACCAAGAGTACCAAATAGCTACCATAGTTAATGCTAATAGTTATACCGTGGAAGCTAAAGACACTAGTGGGTCGACAGTAACTGCTAACGCTTCTGACAGCGGTAACGGTGGTAGTAATACCGTAGGTGCATATCAAATCAATACAGGTTTAGATGAGTATGTAAGCTCTACTGGGTGGGGAGTAGGAACATGGTCCGCAGGTACATGGGGTTCTTCAACTGCCATATCTTCAGCTAATCAATTAAGGCTTTGGGCTCATGATAATTTTGGTGAAGATTTAGTTATTAACCCACGTGGCGGAGGTATTTATTATTGGGATGCTACTAATGGCGTAGGCACGAGGGCTACTGAACTAAGCGGAATAACTGGTGCTAATCTTGTACCCACAGTTGGGCTTCAAACTATAGTCAGTGAAACAGATAGACATTTAGTTATACTTGGTGCCGATCCTTTAAACACTGCTGGTACTGCTAGGACAGGGAGCATTGATCCTATGTTTATAGCTTTTAGTGACCAAGAAAATTCTTTAGAGTTTGAGCCTTTAAACACCAACACTGCTGGTAGTCTTAGACTTTCTGAAGGTAGTATTATAGTTGGTGCTGAAAAAGCACGTCAAGAAATATTAATATGGACAGATATAGCTTTATATAGTATGCAGTTTATTGGACCACCATACACTTTTGGGCTTAACCTAATAAATGACAGTACAGGGCTTATAAGTCCTAAAGGTGCGATCGCTACTCCGAGCGGAGTTTATTGGATGGGTTATGATAGTTTTTACGTGTATAACGGATCAGTACAAAAAGTTCCTTGTTCTGTGTTAAGTTACGTTTTTGATAATTTAAATGCAGGTCAAGCGTTTAAGATATTTGCGTTTAGTAATAGTGAATTTAATGAAGTAGGTTGGTATTATCCTTCTGGCAGTAATTTAAACATAGACAAATATGTAGTCTACAACTACGCTGAAAATGTATGGTCAATAGGAGAACTTACAAGAACCGCATGGTTAGATAAAGGCATAGTTAATTATCCTAGAGCTACGGAAGGTCAATACCTGTACGAGCATGAGTTTGGTTATGATAACGACGGTAGCCCTATGACTAATGTGTTTATAGAAAGCAGTGATTTTGATATAGGTGACGGTGAAAGTTTTGGGTTTGTACGTAGAATTATCCCTGATATTAAATTCTTAAGTAATAGTGATGCAGGAAAAGTAAACGTCGTTTTAAAAACACGTAATTATCCTGGCGATACTTTAACTACTGCTAGTACAAGTGCTATACAGAGTACAACTACTAAAGCAGATGTAAGAGCCAGAGCAAGACAAATAGCTTTACGTTTAGAGTCTGACGATGATGCTACTAACACTGGTAATAGTGATGTGGGTTGGCGTTTAGGAGCTACTAGGATTGATATACAGCCAGACGGAAGAAGATAATGGCTAAACTACTGCCTACTAGACTACCTATTAGCATGGAGCCACAGGTAACGTCTGATACTTTTAATAGGTTAGTGCGTGTTTTAGAAATAAACTTAGGTCAGTTTGATCCCTCTAACACTAGTCAAATAAACACTGCGGAACGTGGTATAGGTTTTTATAATCCAGGCTCAATAATTTTTAATACTAATACAGATACACTTCAATGTTGGGATGGTAACAGATGGAGAGACTTATTTAGTTCTCAGTTTTACGTTAATAACGATTTAGGTTTTGGCTTAACAGGAGCACTAGGTACAGTCAGTGTCACGATCTCGTAAGTGTCATTACTGCGGGATTAGTAAACCTGCTAGTAACTTTGATCAAAGTAAAAATAGCAACCAGTGTAACGAGTGTAAATTAGAAAGACGTTATGAAAAGATTAATAGTACTCCCTTAACCTATATACAACATTTATACGTTCAATTAAGATATGTGCGTAAAAAACAAGGTATAACTTGGGATATTTCGCCTCAAGAATTATTTATATTATACGCAAAACAAGAGGGTAAATGTGCTCTCACGGGAAAAGAACTAACATTTAAAAGAGGAACAGATGAAGAATCAGATTTTAATATATCTATTGACCGTATTAACCCTGATGACGGCTATAGTATTGACAACATCCAGCTTGTTGGTAAAATTATTAACTTTTTAAAACACGACCTACCTCAAGAAAAATTTATCAAATTAATAAAAGTAATATACAATAATTTAAACAATTAAATTTTTCTTTTATGACTATAGACGAGCAAATGAAAGAAGCTCAAAAAATAACGCTTAATGATGGTAAGACTTGGTACAATTTAGCAGAAGGATTTGATAAATGGAGAGTCTTTCCTAGGTTACTTATTACTTTATATGGGTATGCTTTTTATAGAACTATAGAATGGTTCATGACGCTACCTGATCCCACTAACGCACAAAGTGCATTTGTATCTGTTATAGTAGGTGCAGGTGCTGCATGGTTTGGTTTATATGTCGGTAGAAAATAAAGACTATAAAGGCATGTTTTGGGATGACGTTAATAAACGTTATTATCGATGGTATGATTTAGTACTACTAATGCAAGAAAGAGAGTTAAAGAAAAAACAAAATGATTCCAAATAAATTAATAGACGCAGTTGGTGGCGTAGTAGATAAATTTATAGTAGACAAAGATCTACAAGCTACGCTTAAACACGAAATGGAAATGTCTCTACATAATGCTAATTTAGCACAAATAGAGTTAAATAAAGCAGAAGCACAACATGCTAGCATATTTGTTGCTGGTTGGCGACCGATGGTAGGTTGGATATGTGCGGTAGCACTCGGTTATCACTTTATTTTCAGTCCTCTTTTGGCTACTATCCTCACACTTTCAGGGTATACTATTACTTTACCTGAGTTTGAATTTGCTCAACTCAGCACCATCCTAATGGGCATGCTCGGTTTAGGTGGCTTACGTACATTTGAGAAAATGAAAAAAGTAACGAAAGGTAACTGATGGGTTTAAAAAAGTTTTTCAAAAAAAATCTTAGAGATATCGCTACAGTAGTAGGGTTCGCTATCGGTGGACCTGCTGGTTCTGCAGCGATGGGTGCTGCTATCGGTCAAGGAGTAGGTTCATTAGCTGAAGGCAGAAGTTTTAAAGACTCAGTTATGAGTGCTGGTAAAGTTTACACTGGAGGCAAAATAGCTCAAGGTTTCGGTATCACAGGAGACACAATAACTCCAGGAAGTGGTAGTTTTGGAAAATTAGCAGATGGAGCAACCGCATATGGTGGTACTTCAGGTTCTTTTTTAGAAGGTATAGGTGGTGCTCTTAGAGGCTCAAACCCAGCAGCATTTGGCGAAGCACTAAAAGCATTACCTTTAGGTTCAAAAGCAATGTTGGCTGGGCAAGGTTTAAATTTATTAGGAGCTTTTGACCCTATAGCAGCACCCAATAACACAATGCCAGGACCAATGGGTGGTCAATATTTAACACAAGGTTTAAGACCAGCTACCGTTAGCGATGTATACGGAACAGGCAACATGAGAGGTTTACCTAGTGTGCCAGGAGTTCAAGGTTCTAGCGTAGCTATGGATCCTGTAAGTATGGCTTATATGGAACTATTAAGAAAACAACAAGAAGAAAGTTATGGTGATTTAGCTTTCCCTGAGTTTAGTCAATCGCCAATTATGACTGCCAAAACTGGCGGTATAGCAAGACTCGCCGACGGTGGGGAATTGCCTGAGGTAGATTTACGTTTTACAGGAGGTGGTACTAATGATCCTATGGGGTCAGGGGATGAAGATACTATACCAGCATTACTTGCCGACGGTGAGTTTGTGATGACTAAACAAGCTGTAAAAGGAATAGGAAATGGCGACCATGATAAAGGTATCGCTATGTTATACGCTATGATGGATAATAACGAAAACAAAGCACAACGAATGGGATTAGGTAGGGCATAATGGCAGAAACACAACAATTTGCAAGAGTAGAAAGTTTACCACCAGCATTTTTACAACAATTTTTTGCTGGTGTACCAGGAGCAAATATTCCTGGAATCATGCCTTTACTCAATCAAGAGTTAGTAAATAGACTTACTGGTATGGGCGTTGAAGGTGCCACACCTTACACTTATCAAGGTGAGCGTATAGCTGGGTTTAGTCCCGCAGAACAACAAGCCTTTAGACTAGCAGGTGAAAGTGCTGGTAGTTATATGCCGTATATACAAAGAGGCGAACAATTAGCTGAACAAGGTTTATCAAACGTTTTAGGCTCTACAGGGTTAGCTACCGATTATTTACAACAAGCTGGTAGAGAAGGTGCTGGGGCTGTTAGAGAAGCAGCAGGAATACTAAGAGGGCTTCCTGGTCAGTTTACTACTGCACAAGGCATAGGTCTTGGTGGTCTGGGTCAATTTGATCCTAGTTCTACACAAGGGTACTATAATCCATTTGAAGAGCAAGTGGTCGCACAAACACTAGAAGACATTAATAGGCAATACGGTCAAGCTGATGTAGGTGAAAGAGCAAGACAAGTGGCTAGTGGTGCATTTGGTAGTTCTCGTGGTAGGCTTAACCAAGAAGAAATAGCAAGACAATATGGGCGTGGTGCAACAGAGGCTGTTAGTGGAATAAGAAGAGCAGGGTTTAGCCAAGCTCAACAACAAGCACAACAAGCATTTGAAGAAGCACAACGTAGACAATTACAAACAGCACAACTTTACGGTAACTTAGCAGGTCAACAAGGCAACGTGGCTGGTGGTCTAGGTAGTTTAGGTACAGGGCTCAGTAATATATTGGGTGGCGTAGGTAGAGATATAGCAACTACAGGTTTACAAACTGGTCAGTTCGGCTCTAACGTAGGTCAGCAAATAGCAGGTCTAGGTCAAGGTGTAAGTGGTCTAGTTGGTACTGATATTAATAGATTGATGGGTATAGGTGGTCAACAAAGAGGGCTACAACAAGCAGGTCTAGATTTAGATTATCAAAACTTTGTGGGTCAATATAACTTACCGATGCAAACTTTTGGTCAAGTAGGTCAATTAGCAGCAGGATTCGCTCCTGCTCTAGGTGGTCAAACTTTGACACAATCAAGCACTAGTGCACCTAGTAACAGCTTAATGCAAGGACTAGGCACTGCGATTGCTGCATACGGTGCACTTACATAATGGTAATGAATCCTAGACAGTTCGAATCTCAACAAATGAGTATGGATTTAGCTAATCAATTAGTAGCTCGTAACGTACCTATTGAAACTATAATCCAACAAACAGGTCTACCTAGAGCAACTGTCAATAATTTAGTAAACGCACAATTAAACATATCAAGACCAAGTATGCCTATGCCTAGCCCACAAGGTATAAACTCCCTTCAAGGTAGTTTACAACCTGAAGTAGCGGATGTAGTGCCAAACGTGGGTACAGATATAGCAGACTACTTAACAGAAGAACTAGGTTTTGACCCTGAAGCTATGGCTAATCCTAATATAGATATAACGTCAGAAGATTTAACTACAAAACAAAATTTAAACATAGCTAACGCAGAAGTAATGCTTGAAGATCCTAGTCAAGTAAATATACTTTTAGCGAATCAAAAAGCATTATCTGGTCAAACAGATGAAGACGTAGTAAATGTTTATAAAAAAGCGTTAGCTCAATACTCAGGTGTAGACTATAAAAGTTTAATACCGTTACCTGATAAAGATTTTGCTATTATGATGGGTGGGTTAAAACTAGCAGAAGCAGGATCAAAAGGTGAAAAATGGGGTACAGCTTTAACTCAAGCTGTAACTACTGGGCTTACTCAATATGCTTCTGATAAACGTAGTTACAAAAAACAAATTTTAGGTATAGACCTACAACTTGCACTTCAAAACGATAAAGTTATGAAAGACTTTATAGGTAAACAAATAGATTACGCTCAAAAATTAAAAAATGAAGAGCTTACAGGTGCACGTAAACAATATATGGTCAAGGTGCCAGGAACAGAAGACAGTACTGTTTTACAACTTAGCTCTGTACAGGTGGGAAATCTACAGGCTGATGGATATGATTTAGTGGAGTACGATGTTTCTAAAATGGGAGCGTTAAAAAATTACACTATTACTTACAACGATGGTATAACTACCACAGGCGCATTAACAGAAGCACAAGCGTTAAAGTACAATCAAGATAAAGCTAATGGTGTTATAAAAAATATTGAAGTTGCTGGAGCTACAAGTTCTTCTGATGACTTTGGTGTTTTAACTAGGGCTAAAAATGCACCGCCAGGAACTAATTTTACTTTTGATTACACCAGTAAAACAGGACTTACTGACCTTATAAATAACCCTGATTTAGAAGTAATTCCGTTAAAAGACGCTGGTGGTAGTTACGAAGTTATAGATAGAAATGACAACACTTTAAAAAGAATACCTGCTATTCAATACTTTGCTAACGCAGATCAATATAAACTTAAACGAGGTTTAACAGGTAGTATAGTTTCTACTGATGGAACAACGATTAGTTTTGATAGTGATGGTTCTGGCTTTAGTAGTATGAACGCTAACTCAACAGGCAAGGCAGTAGAAAAAGTAGTTGAACAAGTAAGAAGTAGAAAATTTTTAACTAATGAAGTTAACCGTTTAGCAGGTAATACTATTGATACTATAATGGGTATGGAAAACCCTGACTTAGCATTTAATAATTTAGCTGGTAGAGGTATAGATACTGTAAAAAGTGCTTTAACTAACTTGAACGCTATAAGTGGTATTTTTTCTAAACCCACAACTAGAGATCAAGACGGTAATATAGTAAAAGGTTTTACGTTTTCTTATCAAAACCCAGATGGTGAAATACAAAAAGGTTTAAGTTATAACGAATTTAGAAATAAAATTATTCAATCAGATTTTTTTAAAGAGTTTGAAAAAAGTCCTTTAGGTCAGTTTATAACTAGTTCTAATATTGATCGTGGAGTTGCCCAGTCGCAACTATTTACGTTAGCTTTAGTTGGTGCTGCAGCAGCAGGTGGTTCAGCCGACCTTGATTTAAGGGCTATATCTGATAAAGATATGGAATTATTCATGACTAGAGTTGGAGCAAAGGCAAGTAACGCTGGTCAATTTATGGCGATAGTAAATCAATTTAGAGAAGACATTATTGAAACAGAATTGAATTACTTAAACTCTATGTTGGATATGCCTATAACTCAAATGAGAGAAGTTAAAAATCCAGAAACAGGTGAGTTTGAAACTACAAAAGTTGATTTATTTCAAGAAAGAGGCATCTATAAACAACGTAATGAAAGAATAGAAGAATTAAACGCTGAGCTAGAAAAAATTAGAGCTATGCCAAGATTGAATGTATTAGACGATGATTACGCTGTTAGTAATGTAGGTAGCCTTAAAGTAGCACTTGAACCTATGGGCGGAGTATCCCCAACTACACCTATAGCCATAGCTATTGAAGGAATAGATAACCCTTCTTATGAACAAATGGTAGGGTATTTATTCTCATTATCACCAACTAAACGTGGGGATTATTTAAATAATCTTGAAAAGAATTTTGGTAAACGCAACCCTAATGAGTTCAATGTATTATTAAATTTTTATAAACAAGCTTTAGGTAAGACGCAATAATGGCACAGAACGACGCAGTAGATATTGATTCAGTTATTGATGAGCAATTAGAACAAATACAACTTAGTGAACTATTTCCTGAGAGACAAGCAATAGCCGATAGAACGTACAGTGGCAAAAGATTTGGTGACACTTTTAAAAATTTTTTAGTTGAAGAACTAGGTGTACCCCCTTCTATTCTTGATTTAGCTGTTGGTCCGCAAGGCGGATTTAGAGAAAGAATGTTCACTCCTGGAAAAGGTAGTGACCCACTAGGTATACCTCCTATGTCTCCTATACAATTTAGAGGCTTTAGAGAATTACTTGAGCCTACAGATGTCGGTTCAAGAGTAGCAAGAGAAAAAGGAATTAAAGAAGATCCACCAACGCAAATTAGTAGAATTGCTGCGTATTTACCTAGAGATAGCTATGATATAGGCGTTCAAAATTTAATACGTAATTACTACGGCGATAATTTTGACGTACCAGATAATTTTGATTACGAGTTTCAACGCGAACCTTTTAATAATCAAGTTATATACCGTGACCCAACGGACAGCGAACTTAAATTTATAAATCCACCTGGCATAGATTGGGGTAATTTTTCAGCTGCCATGGCACCTATAGCAGCAGAAATAACAGGAGTTTTAGCAGGAGCAGGAGCAGGTACTGTTGGGGCACCTATTCCAGGAGTCAATCCAGCATCTGGTGCGATAGTAGGTGAAGTATTAGCTAGTTATTTATGGCGTTATAACAATTTAAACGAACTTGCTAATCAAGGATTACTTAACCCCAATTACGACGAAACAAAAATACATTACCAAGCTATGAAAGATGCAGGTATGACTGCTCTGTTTAGTCTTGGTGGTGCAGGTGTATTTAAACTATTAAGCAGGTACGCTGGCACAGGTGCCATTATTCCTGGATTAAACGAAGAAGAGTTTGTTAAGGCTTTTGATGATTTAAAAGCTGGTGCGGATACCCCTGCTAAAGAAAAAGTAGTAGAAACTGCTACTGTTCCTGAAGTTATGGCTACGCAAGACGTACAACCGATTATTGCTGGTGGTCTAACAGCAGAAATAGCAAGAGCAGCAGGACGAGGAGATAAAAGGGCTGGTCAAGTAGTTGCTAAACTTGAAGCAGGAGAAAAAGCTAAACTTGAAGCTATTGAAGAAACTCTTGAGGATGCAGCAGGAGTTATGCCTACTAAAACAGGACCAATACGTGAGCAATTAGATGAACTTCAACCTGAAATAGTACTTCGTAAAGAAGAATTAGGTAAAGGTATGAAGTCCGAGTTTGACGAGACTATTGATCCTAAGGTAATGGAAGTTGAAAAAACTATAGAAAATGCTAGAGGTACTTTTGATACTAATATCAATAGTTTATTAGATGAAACTGTTGAACCTGAAGTGGCACTAGAAGCGTTAAGAAAAACAGTTGCGGATCTTTCAAAAGGCGATAAAGCTCTTCCTGGAACTGGTAAAGGATTTAAAATTAAATTAAACAAATTACTGGCTACTAATAAAACTGAAGAAGAAATTTTAGATAAAGTTTTACAACTAGCTAAAACCAGTGACAGAGATTTTTTCAAATCTTTTTTAAATGATTCTGAATATGTTGAAAGTGCTGTTCTATTACGTAGAGCATTAAAAAATAAATATAAAAAATCAATGAATGTTGATGACTCTGGTAATCTTATGCCTTTAACACCAGATCAACATCAAAAATTTATTACAGATAATAAAAATATTATAGAAGATTTATTTGACCCTGCTGACGCTAAAATTTTTGAAGACGCAAGTCTTTTAGGTAGACAATTAAATAGAGAAGTTAGGCGTAATGAAAAAGCTATTGATGAGTTAAGAAGGTTGCCTTGGAACTCTGAAGCGAATGCTAATCCAGAGTATATTTTTAAAAATACATGGACAACTCAAAAAGAAGGCATAACTAAAACTAGAAAAGTTAAAGATATTATTGGTGACAACCAAGAACTAGCTGATGAGTATCGTTTAATGATTTTAAATGATATGCGTAAACAAACAGATAATTTTAAAGGCACTAAAATAGTAGACTATATAGACAACTATGGTGCTATGCTTGAACAATGGTATCCTAAAGATGTAGTTAAAAATTTAAGAGAATACTCAAATTTAATTAAGAGTATGAAAACTAAACAAGGTGCAGTATTTGATGATCCTGCTCTAGTTGAGCTCATGAATAAAGCAGCAAGAATTTACGTAGGATTTTTTACTGCTCCTGGTAGGGCATTAAGTGCTTCTAAACAACTTTTAGGTATGCATAAAAATGCTAAGTTTGTTGATTTAATGCTTAACCCTCAAAAATATAGAGACGCAATAAAAATGCGTGAAATACTTGAAGATCCTAAAGTTATAGATATAGTTAAAGGTTTAAGTAGAACTTATGGTAGAGAAACAAGTTTAGTTTCAGGTTTTGATGAACCAGAAACAGGTCAAATAGAAACAGCTGATCCTGTTTTACTCAATCAACCAATAGAAGAACTAGAAATAACTGAACTAAATAGAGGTGGAGAACCGTTAATGGAGTTAAAATACTAACATGAGCGTATATGACAGAATCAGTAATTTAAACAGATTTGATGAAACCGAGTTTGTTGATCCTAGAAATCAAACAGCAACTCCACCTGTTATGCCACAACAACAAATTAATTTAGGTGGTGGTTTAGGTGGTTTTAGTATTCCTCAAATAACTTTAGATAATATATTAGCCAATATGCCACAAGGTATATTTGGTTATCAACCACCAGCTATAGAACCAGAAGTAGAACCTGTTGAAACTGGTTTAGAAGATACAGGCGTTTCTGATGAAGTAGTAGAAGATGTTGTAGATAACAATAGATATGATTTAGGTATATTAAATCCAGAAACAGGTGAAGTTTACGAAAGTGAAGACGATTTACCAGAAGGTGTCGTAGTAGGTGGCGGTGATGGTCCAGCAGGAACAGTCGTTGAAGGACCATATGTTGCTCCTCCTCCGCTTTCAGTTTTTTCCGAACCTAGCCCAACAATCGTGGACGGTGGTATAACTACTGTTACACCTACAGTTGACGATAGAAATTTAATTACTCCTAATGTAGAAGTACCTGAAGGCAGTATGACTGGTTTAGGTAGTTACTTTACAGCTCCACAAATTGACCAAATAGTTGACCCTGGATATAGCAGACCAGCTACTACAGATATGGATAGACTATTACAAATGCAAAGGCAAACTTACGGTAATTTTTTATATGCACCGACACCTGCTCCTGCTCCTAGCCCAGACACAGGCACAGCTCCAGGAGAAGGTGACGCTGGTTCAGGGTACGCAGGAGATGTTTATAATCCAGGTATAACTAATCCTGTTAACAACCCTATCACAGATATCTATACTAACCCAACAGGCATACAGTTTGATGATATTCAAAATCAAATGAGTATGAATCCTTATAGCTTTGACAACATAGGTAATTATTACACTGCTTATAACCCAGCACAAGAAATGCAACAAGGAATATTAAATAATATTTATAACATTCCTAGAGGTTACGGTTCTATGGACTTTCCTGTATTTAGTGGTATTACTAGTCTAGTACCTAGTGATACTAGGCAAACTATCGGTCGTTAAATTATTTTAACCAATCAGTAAACGTTTCTTCACCCAATACTAGGTTAGCTATAGATTGTTTTCTACGTAACGCTTTCACTATCTTTTCGTCCACTGTCCGTTCACAAACTATATCTATATACGTTACTTTATTAGTTTGACCAATACGATGAGCACGGTCTTCTGATTGTAAACGTTTTTCTAAGTCATAGTTGTTACTATAATAGATAACAGTACTGGCAGCAGTGAGTGTTATTCCGTAACCACCTGTTTGAGTATTACCTACAAAAAATCTTAGAGGACTATTTGGGTCTTGAAACTCATCAATAACCCTTTCACGTTCAGCTTGTTCAACGCCACCGTAATAAGTTCCTACTGAATTTCTACCATAAATGTCAATTAAGGTATTTTCTATTTTTTGTATGTCATATCTATAATTAGCCCAAATAATGACTTTTCCGTCAGTTTCTTCTAATATAGAGAGCAATTCTGGGAGTCTTTGAGAAGTTATTTCGGTAGTAACTCCGTCATCAGTCACTGTGAATCCGCATGAAATTTGGTGTAAACGTATGATTTGCGTTATAACGTTTTTAATAGTAACGGTCTTAGAATTTTTTAATAAAGTCACAGCAAAACGTTGTAATTCTTTATACGCTTTCTGTTGGTCTTTTGTCATTTCTATAGTTCGTTTAATATAAACTTTTTCAGGTAAGTCTAAACAATCTTTTTTCAAAACTCTGTGGCTAAACTTAGTAAGTAACTCATTTAATTCATCCATGTTTTTATAACCTGTGACAAATTTAAAAGTTCTACCTTGACCACTCTTTTCTACCATGTCTGCGTAACGTGCACGGAAACTATAGTAACTACTAAAGCCCAATAATGCAGGGTTTAAAAACATACATTGACTATATAAATCTAGAGGACTTTTAGTAACAGGTGAGCCAGTAAGTATTCTTCTATAATAAGCGTACTTACCTAATCGTACACAGTTCGCTGTCCGTTTAGCGTCTTGATTTTTTATAGTGGTACTTTCATCAATAATAAAAATTGACTTACTTAGTTGTAAAAACTTATTAGCAAACTGAACACCTTTTTTAGTGCTAAATGCTTCTATGTTCATAACTAGTATTTTTAAATTAAAGTCTGAAGAATAAATTACTTTTAATTCTTTTTGAAAAGACTTAGTGTGATTACTTTGCCACTTCACTATGTCATAAGGTACGTGGTCAGGTAAGTGTGTTGGTATTTCTTTACTTACCCAATTATCATATACACCTTTAGGTGCAACTATAAGTGCATTATATATCTTGCCTTGGCTATATAAGTAAGCAATATTATCCAGTATAACTTTCGACTTACCGCAACCCATCTCCATAAATAAAGCATACTCATCTTTATCGTGTGATACTTCTAATGCTTCTAGCTGATGGTCGTATGGTTTAGTCTTAAATTTAAAATCTTTCACTATCTTAGTCTCTTAATTAGTAAGAGCAGAGTATTCTATTCCTTACACTAGAAAACTACTGCCTTACTTATAGGTAATAATAAAGTACTTCAGTAAGAAATAAAAGGTTATTGCGTGTTTTATGCTAATAGCGACGTAATACGTTCAGCCAATACGCCACTAGCCCTTATATAATAAGCGTTTAAAAAAATTCTATTACAGCTATTAGCTAAACACAAATGTTTTTTGATTTTTAAAACATAAATTATTTTTACCTATATAGCACATAGGGTTTTATTTTTTAGTAGATTAGGTTTATAATTTTTTATAGGGTAGCTTAACTTAGTGTTAAGGTTATTCATATGTAATCTCCTTTCATGGCTATCTACTTACCCTTAATTTGTAGGTAGCCGTGATTTTAAGATAAAAAGAGACAAGATGGCAGTATACGTAGTACAAAAACCAGATAGTAAAAAGAACATACTTTCCGCTTCACAGTTTGGTGATTTTGAATTTATACTGGATAGAACTCCAGATATGATATTTAGTCCTGTTCCAACTGTAGCTAAAATACGTAAGAAACTAATTGACTTCAATGATGACGACTACCTTTTATTAATTGGCGATCCCGCAGTTATAGGCGTATGTGTACATTACGCTTTACAAAATAATAGAGGTAGGGCTAACTTACTTAAATGGGATAACCGTGAATATAAATACTTTAACATTGAGGTAAATACAAATGTTTGAACCAGAAGATAAACCAATGGGCGACGCTTCCCTTAAAGCGTTATCTGATAAATGTAAAATTTTAGAAAATTTAATGGACAGTATATCAGACGTTGAAGAAAACTTAGGTAAATTAAAGGCTAAGTATAGAGAAATAAGCGAGGTAGACATACCGAGTATGCTTAGTGAGCTAGGGCTTAGTGAAATTACACTAGCTAATGGTAATAAAATAAGTACCACTAGCTATTATTCAGCACGTATAAGTGAAGACAAACGTGATGAAGCCTTTCAATGGCTTAATGATAATGGCTTTGCTGATATTATTAAAAATACTGTTTCTGTAAGTTTTGGTAGAGAAGAAGACGACTCTGCTAAAAAGCTCGTAGATAGCTTAGAGGATAATGGGTACGCTACTGCTCAAAAAAAGTGGGTAGAACCTATGACACTCAAGGCTTTTGTACGGGAACAAGTGGAAAAGGGTTCCGACCTGCCCTTAGAAACTTTTAATGTTTATATAGGTCAAAAAACAAGGATAATTAAAAAATGACACAAGAAAAAAGTGAAATAAGTGAAAAGAAAAAAACTGAACTAGCTGTGCCGTCTGCCTTTATGGAAGACGCTAACAGTGGTTTAGAGAATATAACCTCTGATGACCTTACCATACCTCGTTTAAAAATACTTCAAGCGTTAAGCCCAGAAGTAAACAAGCGTGACGGTAAGTATGTTGAAGGTGCCGACGCTGGTGACGTAATTAATACTGTCACTAGTAAGCTCTATAGCGATGAAAACCCTCTGGTAGTTTTACCTGTGAGTTATAAACGTTTGTTTTTAGAGTGGCAACCTAGAGACTCTGGTGGTGGTTTAGTTACGTCGCATGATGACCAATCTATCCTTAGTAAAACTACTAAGAACGATAGGGGTCAGGATGTACTTGAAAACGGTAACTATATACAAACCTCAGCTAACCATTTTGTTATTGTATTAAATAGCGACGGTAGCTTTGACCAAGCAGTTATTCCTATGGCTGGTACACAGCTTAAAAAGTCACGTACTTGGAACTCTGTTATGGCTAGTTTAAAACTACGATCAGGTGATAAGGTGTTTACCCCACCTAGCTTTAGTCACAGGTATAGTATGAAAACGGTACAAGAGTCCAATGACCGTGGCTCTTGGTTCGGTTGGAATATTACTAACCTTGGACCAATTAGTGAAGAAGATATGTTTTTCTACGAAGCAGCAAAAGACTTTGCTTCATCTGTAGGAGAAGTTAGTATGTCAAGTAACAGTGGTGAAGCCTCAACTGAGGATGCACCGTTTTAACTCTTGGGGGCTTTATGCCCCCTTCTTTTATAGGAGATTGTATTGGACCTTGCCCAACAGTTTAGTCAAATTTTTGAAGGCTCTAAACGTGCACACGGCATATTTGATATCAATGACTATAATAATGGTCAAAAGCAACAAGGTGTTGCTCGCACTATAAAGACCGTAGGTGCCACCCTACAAAACTGGACAGATCATTTAGAAGGTAAAACTGGCATAGGTATCATACCTATTAATGAAGATAATTTAGTTAAATGGGGAGTTATTGATATTGATACGTACTCTCTTGATCTACCTAAATTAGTACAAAAAATAGAAGATTTTAAATTACCACTTATAGTATGTAGAAGTAAAAGTGGTGGAGCTCACGTATTCTGCTTTACTGATGATTGGGTACAAGCTGGGGATATGCAGGATAAACTAAGAGAGTTGGCTGCAGGGTTAGGTTATGGTGGTGTAGAAATATTTCCTAAACAACGTGAGGTACTTGTAGACCGTGGAGATATAGGTAGTTGGTTAAATATGCCTTATTTTGAAGGCAGTACCTCAGTAAGATATGCGTTAAGTATAAAAGGTGAAGCACTTACCCCAGAAGAGTTCATAGCTTTTGTACAAAAGCGTAGAGTAAGTCTTGACGTATTAAATGCTTTATCCGTACCAGAAATAGAGGAATTAAAAGGTGGACCACCGTGTTTAAAAACACTACTCAAACAAGGTTTTCCTGAAGGCACTCGCAATAATGGTTTATTTAATGTAGGTGTATATTTAAAACAAGCTACACCTGATAAATGGGAAACTGAAATAGAGGACTACAATAGAAAATTTGTTACTCCGCCTCTCCCTGCTCAAGAAGTAATTACTTTAATAAGTACGTTAAAGAAAAAAGATTATAACTATAAATGTAGTGATGAACCTATACGTTCCTACTGTGACGTACAAAAATGTCGTACTTGTAAGTTTGGCGTAGGAAAAGGTAACACTGCTCCAACATTTTCTAGTTTAGCTAAACTAGATACTAAACCACCTTTATGGTTTTTGTCTATTGATGATAAACGTTTAGAGCTTACTACCGAACAATTACAAAATCAAACTAAGTTTCAACGTGCCTGTATGGATGTTATAAATCTTATGCCACCTAAAACTAATGAACGTGCTTGGCAGGCACAAATACAAAGTTTAATGGATAGTGGTATGGAAATTATAGAGGTCAGTAATGACGTATCATTAGACGGTCAGTTTAAAGATTTACTAGAATCGTTTTGTACCGACTTAGCCCAAGCCAGTACACGTGAAGAAGTTTTACTAGGTAAGCCCTATACAGAAAACGGTAACACCCACTTTAGAATTAAAGACTTACGTGAGTACCTAGTTAAACATAGATTCACTGAGCTTGACACTAATAAAATAGCCAGTAAACTACGAGACTTAAAGGCTAAACATACGTTCTGGAACCTAAAAGGTAGGGGAACTAATGTTTGGTACATACCTGAGATTGACTATAAAGATGAAACACTAGACGGTCATGACTTTACAGAGGATATGATGTGACTTGGAACGTTGTCCTTGGTCCTCCTGGAACAGGTAAAACTACTTACCTACTAAAAACTGTTGAAGAATTATTCAAAAAAGATATAAAACCTTATGAGTTAGCATATCTTGCTTTTACTAAAAAGGCAGCAACGGAAGCTCTACAAAGGGCTGTAGAAAAGTTTGAATATGAACCTGATCAATTAGTTTATTTTAGAACGATACATTCACTTTGTTATTTCTGGCAAGGATTAAGTAAGTCTGATGTATTAGATAGAAAAGATTTAAGAGCGTTTAGTCAAACTGTAGGTGAAAAAATAAGTTCTGCTTGGGATGGTGAAAACTTAATGGCGTTAAACTCTAAGGGTGATCAAATGTTATTCTTAGAAAATATGGCACGTAACAAAGGTGAACCTTATCGGTTAACTTGGAATAAAGCCAATACTGATATATCTTGGATACATTTTGATTGGTTTTGTAAAAACTATAATCAGTATAAAGCGTTGAATTACTTAATGGATTTTACAGATATGTTAACAGGTTTCTTAGAGTTTGAAACTAGACCACCTTTAAAAGCATTAATTGTAGATGAAGCTCAGGATTTATCAGCACTACAATGGAAGTGTGTACATAAATTAGCTCAAGATGTTGACCATGTTTATATAGCTGGGGATGATGACCAAGCTATTTATAAGTGGGCAGGTGCTGACCCAGATCACTTTATAAATTTAGCTGGTAAAGAAATATACTTAGAGCAAAGTTACCGTGTACCTAAAAAAGTTCATGACGTAGCATTAAACATAGTAAAAAGAATACGTAATCGTAGACATAAAACTTGGATACCTAGAGAAGAAGAAGGAAGCGTTACCTACCATAATAACTTTGAACATATAGATATTTCTGACGGCGATTGGTTATTCTTAGCTAGAAATAATTATTTATTGAATAACGTAGAAAAACATTTACGTACTAATGGGTACTTTTTTACCAAAAATAATAGAGCTTCTGTAAGTGAAAACCTATTGACCGCCATTAAAGATTGGGAACTTTTACGTAAAGGTGAAAGTATAGAAGCGAATAGAATCAAGAAAATATATGGTCAGATGAAAGCAGGTAAAGGTGTGCGTACTGGTTATAAAACTATGAAACAAGCTAGTCCTGATTTAATTTTAAACATTAATCAACTTAAAAAGAATTATGGATTATTGGTAGATGATATATGGCATAAGTCTTTTGATTTAATAGGTGATGCTCAACGTGAGTACATTATTTCTGGCTTACGTAAGGGTGAAAAAGTAAATTCTTCAAGAATTAAATTGAACACTATACACGCCACTAAAGGTGGTGAGTGTGAAAATGTAGTACTTTTAACTGACGTAGCTAATAAAACTTATGAAGAATTATATAGAAGCCCAGATAATGAGTGTCGTGCTTTTTATGTAGGTGTTACTAGGACTAAAGAAAATCTACATATAGTGCAAGGTAAAACTAGAAAAGAGTTTAAAGTTATGATATAACTTTACTTCTACTTTACAAGTAAAGTAAAATAAACTATTACGGAGATAAATACATGAATATATTTTATACATATAATGACCCAGTACTTGCTGCTCAGTCTTTACCTGATAAGCTAGTGGTTAAAATGCCTTTAGAATCAGCTCAAATGCTTTGTACTACTCAACGCTATTATTTTCATAGTAGCTATTGTGACCAGTTAGAAATTTATAAAACAGCCTACGTAAACCACCCCTGTACTATATGGGCTAGGGAAAGTTTAGAAAACTACGAATGGCTTTATAAACACTTTGTCGCTTTATGTGATGAGTACACATATCGCTACGGTAAAGTGCACGCTAGTGATACTAAACTAAGGCGTACCTTATCGTACATACCTGCCTCTATGCCTAGCTTAGGACTTACCCCTATAGCTCAGGCTATGCCTGATCAGTATAAAAACGCTGACCCTGTCGTGGCTTATCGTAACTACCTAATTAATGAAAAACACTATGCTGCTTGGAATAAAACTAGACCTAAACCTAACTGGTGGAATAGTAGTTGGTTAGCTGAGGATTGCGCATGAGTATTAATTTTAATTACACAGAAGCTAGTTTAGAAAGATTTTTTGGCTATCTTAATGAACGTCATATTATGTACCTTAGAAGGAAAAACGGTGTAGCTTATCCGTGGACCAGTGACCCTATACTTACAGAGTATAGTTTTTGTAACGTCTACCGTGAGTTAGATAGAGTTACTGAGTGGATAAGAGTTAACTGGCGTGAACCTTATGCTGACCATAAAAACTTACCTTTTGCTATGGCTGTAGCTAGACAAATAAATTGGCCAGATACTTTAGAGGAAATAGGGTTTCCTGAAACTTGGGAACCAGAAAAGGTAAAAGCTATTATGCAAGCTAGAAAAGATAGAGGCGATAAGGTCTATACTGGTGCGTATATGTTGACTGGTACTTTAGGTGGTACTAAAATAGAGCAAACTGTAGATAAAATACTCACCCCTTTAAAAAAGTTTCACCCACCTATGATAACTTGGTCTCTAGAAGATACTTGGAAAGGTTATTTACATAAAGCAGGGTTTAGTGGTTTTATGGCTTATGAGGTAGTTACTGATCTACGCCACACTAAATATTTAAATAAAGCTAAAGACATTATGACGTGGGCTAATCCTGGTCCTGGCGCACAGCGTGGGCTTAACCGAATAAAAAATAGAGAGTTGAATCAGACTGTAAAAAACCACATGCTTAATTTTGAGATGCAACAATTACTAGACCTTTCACCTAATTATTTACAAGGACATATGGAACCTTTAGAAATGAGAGACATAGAACATTGTCTTTGTGAGTTTGATAAATACGAAAGGGTACGTTTAGGTCAAGGTCGACCACGTGCTAAATATAAACCAAAACCTGAGGAGGTTAACCTATGAAAATATTTATTCCAACCAGAGGCAGGGCTGATGATCAAGTGACCTTGTCCCATTTTCCTGAGGACTTACGTAAACAAGTTACGCTAGTTGTCAATGAATATGAAAAAGATTTATATGATAAGTATAATTGTCAAATTATGGCTTGTCCTGAGTCCGTTGTCCATGATATAGCTAGTAAGCGTAAGTATATCTGTGAAAACGCAGGTGGTGGCAAAATAGTTATGTTAGACGATGACTTACGTTTTTATATTCGTAAAGCTACTAATGACTGGCACCTTAGATACATAGAGCCTGATGAGTTTCACGCTTTGTTTGGTTTACTAGATAAATGGCTTGACGACTACGCCCACTGTGGCGTAAGTGCTAGGGAAGGTAATAATCGCGTTGAACATTTATCTGCTGAAACTACTAGATATATGCGTGTACTAGCATACAATCTCGATATGTTTAAAGGTAAAGGTATTGAGTTATTCAGGACTAAAGTCATGAGTGACTTTGATATGAACTTACAGTTATTAAGCAAAGGATTACCTAATAAGGTCAGCTATTATTACGCCCAAGGTCATGGCAGTAGTAATGCTCCTGGTGGTTGTAGTGAATGGCGTAACGTTCAAATGCAGTCAGAGGGTGCGGAAATTTTAAAATCTCATCACCCTGATGTGGTTAGGGTAGTAGAACGTGAAACTAAAACAGCTTGGGGTGCAGGAAAAGAAGGCACGGTTATACGTAAAGACGTCAACATACAATGGAAAAAAGCATTAAAACTAGGAGCACAAAATGGCGAATTATTCTGATATTTTAAATGGATATAAATCGGAACTTAAAGGTAAACGAGATTCTATAACGGTTAATTTAAGTGTACTACTTGATAACCCTACGTGTTTACCCGAACATGTAGAAATTATAGTACAGGTGGATAAGTTAATAGAACAGTTAGCTACCATACAAGAAAAAATAGACATGGTAGATTTTATTTTAAAATTCAAGGATAGTCAATGATAGTATTAAATTGTAGAAACGTTAACGATGGCTTTGTTAAAGCTATGGATCTTATTGGTCAAAATAAAGAGTACACTTTTCCCAGTAGGGCTGGCGAAGTTATAGAGGTACCTCAACCTGTAGCAACAGTGTATCGTAATTCAAAAGAAAGAGTTTTGTTTGAAGACGCACGTAATGCTAATCCTTTCTTTCACTTAATAGAAAGTTTATGGATGTTGGGTGGCTGTAATGACCTAGAGTATATAGAGTATTACAATAAACGCATGAGTCAGTTTAGTGATGACGGTGAAACACTACAAGGTTCTTATGGCTTTAGGTGGCGTGAACATTTTGGCGGTGATCAGTTAGGCGTAATTATAGAGAGGCTACGTAATGACCCTACCGATAGAAGATGTGTGCTTCAAATGTGGGATCCGTATGTTGATTTTAACACTGAAAGTGTAGACGTTCCTTGTAACACAGCTATTTATTTTAAAGTGCGTGACGGTAAGTTAGACATGACCGTTAGTAATAGGTCTAATGATGTTATATGGGGAGCATTTGGTGCTAACGTTGTACATATGTCCATACTTCAAGAATATATGGCATACGGTATAGGTGTAGAGATAGGTACATACACCCAAGTTAGCGATAGCCTACACGCCTACACAGATTTATTTTATGATATGTATAATCAAATGGAGGCAGAAGATGCTTTTGACTTTTATAGTCAGATGAGCTTAAGAAACCCCTACGATAATAAAGCTATTAATTCGTTCCCACTTATTAGCACAGATATCATGACTTGGGAACAAGACTTAACATGGTTTTTATGCCGTGCACCTATGTCGTCTGTAGATTTTGCTGACCCTTTCTTTAGTGAAGTGGCTGTACCATTACAAGATGCTTGGTATTTATACAAGAGCAAAGAGTATGATGAAGCGTTAATTGAAGTACAGTCTTGCCTAGCTAGTGACTGGGGTACTGCTGCTTATAATTGGCTAAATAAATCTATAAGCAACAAAGGAAAGTAAATGAGTAATATCACACAGTGGTCGTATAGCCGACTGAAAATGTATGAGGCGTGCCCTAAGAAAGCAGAATATGCGTTTATACAACGTATAAAAGAACCTGGCAATAAAGCTATGGATCGTGGTAAAGATATCCATAAAATGTGCGAGGAGTATATACGTGGTCGATATGAGGAAATACCTAAACAACTTAGTGAGTTTGAAGAGGCTTTTGATTTATTAAAAGACTTACACCTTAAAGGTCATGTACTTTGTGAAGGTGACTGGGCTTTTACTACCGAATGGGAACCTACAGGCTGGTTTGATCATGACACATGGGGTAGGGCTAAAGTAGACGCATTTGTACATATTGAAGGGGATAAAAATGCTAGAGTAATAGACTTTAAAACAGGTAGGTATGAGGGTAATCAAGAAGGTCACAGAGAACAATGTGAGCTTTATGCCAGCATAGTATTTGAAAGATTACCAGAGTTAGAAACTATAACTACTGAGTTGTGGTATCTTGACCATGGTAAGTTAGACCGTTACGAATACGATAAACCTACTGTAGACGGTAAGCGTGAACGTTTAAACCAAAGGGCTGTAGATATGACCACTGCTACTGAGTTCCCTGCTAAACCTTCACAATTTAAATGTAAGTGGTGTTATTATGGTAAACAAAATATTTGCCCTAATAGAATTTAATAGGAGAATATATGCCTGCAAATTTTGATAAAATAGAAAAGTTAGCTCAACGTGATATAGCACAGCTTCAACACGCTGAAAAAAGTTACGGTGATAGTTGGCGTAAGCGTGGTGGCGTTGGTGCGTTTATGATGTTAGCACGTAAATTTGACCGTATAGAAAACCAATCAATGAAAAACCATTGGGACGTATTTGGTGCCATACTAGATGACCCTAGTAATGCTGGCATACTAGATGATATACGTGATTTACGTTGTTACCTTTATTTAGTTGAGGCTTATGCCTCTAGCTTAGAAATACATCCACCTGATGCAAAGTAGTTTATTTATGCCTGAGACGGACTGGGTTCCCCCAAGTAGTTTACCAGACCTATCTAATTATAGTGAGGTAGCTATTGACTTAGAGACTTATGATCCGTTACTCATGTCTCACGGACCGTCTTGGGCATTCGAAAATAAAGGTCATGTTACTGGTATAGCTGTGGCTACTAAAGACTTTCAAATTTATCTACCTATACAGCACGTTGGTGGTGGTAATTTAGATAAGCGTGTGGTTATAAACTGGATGAATAAACAGTTTAGCCATAGTAATAACAAAGTTTTTCATAACTCTTTATATGACTTAGGTTGGTTAAGGCGTTTAGGTGTCAAGGTAAACGGAACTATACATGATACTATGTTTGCTGCACCGTTAATAAATGAAAATCAATATGGGTATTCTTTAAATAAATTAGGTGAAAGATACGTAGGTGAACTTAAAGATGAAAGTCTGTTAGAAGATGCAGCAAAAGCCTATGGTCTTAATCCTAAAAGTGAAATGTATAAACTACCAGCTAAGTATGTTGGACCATATGCTGAGCAAGACGCAGGGCTAACTCTAAAACTTTGGGGGATATTAAAATATCTTTTAGTTGAAGAAAACGTTATGAAAATATATGAGTTAGAAACTGCTTTAATTCCTTTATTGTTAGATATGCGTTGGAAAGGTGTACGTGTAGATTTAGAAAAAGCTGAAAAAATTAATAAAAAATTAACTAACCAAGAAAACAAAATACTAGAAGGTATTTATAAAGAATATGGTGTAGCTCCAGACTTATGGGCAGCAGCATCAGTGGCTACTGTATTTGATAGAGCAGGGCTTAGTTATCCTAGGACAGAAAAAACTAACGCTCCTAGTTTTACCTCAGCTTGGCTTGAAGGACATGAGCATAAATTAGCTAAAGATATAGCCAGAGCTCGACAATTAAATAAAGCTAGAACCACTTTTATAGATAACATGATATTAGACCATAATGTTAACGGTAGAATACATGGGGAATTACATCCTTTACGTAGCGACCGTGGTGGTACTGTTACTGGTAGGTTCAGTAGTAGTAAGCCAAACTTACAGCAAGTGCCAGCTAGACACGATGAAATAGGTCCTCTTATCAGGAGCATATTTATACCAGAGGAAGGTATGCACTGGGGAGCTTTTGACTACTCTCAACAGGAACCTAGACTTACCGTACACTATGCCCATAAAACTCAACAAGAAGGTTCAGACGACGCAGTAGATGCCTACCGTAATAAAGACGCAGACTTTCATCAAGTAGTAGCAGATATGGCTAACATAAGTCGTAAGGAAGCTAAGATTATTAATCTAGGTTTAAGCTATGGCATGGGTAAAGATAAACTTATCCGTCAATTAGATATCTCACCGCAGGAAGCTGAAATATTATTTGATACTTTTCATAGCCGTGTACCTTTTATTAAGGGGTTGCGTGATCAGTGTGCTAGGTTGGGTAGTAACCGTGGATTTATAACTACTGTGCTAGGGCGTAAGTGTAGGTTTAATTTATACGAACCTAGATACGAGTTTGGGAGTACGCCTCTACCCTTCTCAGATGCTCTAGATAAATACGGTCAGGACATTAAACGTTCCTTTACCTATAAAGCTATGAATAGGCTTATACAAGGCTCTGCTGCTGACATGACTAAAAAGGCTATGGTAGAGTTATATAAGGAAGGCATACTAGCCCACACACAAGTACACGACGAGTTAGATATATCTGTCGACTCTAAAGAAACTTGTGAAAAAATTATACAAATTATGGCTGATTGTGTGCCGTTAGTTGTACCTAATAAAGTTGATGCTGAAATAGGTCAAAGCTGGGGTGAAGCAACTATTAACTTCAAGGAGTATTTTAATGTCACGTAGAGATAGACAAAGAGCTAAGTATTTTGAAATTTTCATGATAACAATGAACACTAACATGACACTTGAAGAAATAGGTGTTAAGTTTAAGATCACTAAACAAAGAGTATGGCAAATCGTTAGGTTTAATCACATAGGAGCAGGAGATTATTACCGAGGATACGATGCATATACTGAGTTTAATAATGCTTTACTAAATGATACGAGCCTTAGTAAACTTGAACGTAAGAACATGATGAGAAACTGGCTAAGAGAACACGATGTTAGACTCATCAGGAGTAGAAATGACACAAAAATTACTGCATGAAACTAGCAGTCTTCACGATTCCCCTTGTATTGGCATGTGTACTGTTACTCAGTGGGGTACACGTACCTGTAAAGGATGTGGTAGGACTGCCACAGAAATTAGGGATTGGAACACTTTTACGGAAGTCGAAAAGAAACTGATTGTTGTCCGTTGCTGGGAAGACTACCTACCTCGGCAAAAAAGAGAGTGTATAAAAAACTATAGGAATATTTAGATCTTCCTTTTATCGGTAGCTAATCTAAGTTAAGTTATACGTACCTATTAAATAACTTAATAGGCATTTAAGATAGGAGAAACTTATGGCTCATAATATTGAGACTATGGCTTACGCTGGGGAAGTACCTTGGCATGGGCTTGGTGTACAAGTTGACGGCAACTTAACACCTAACGAGATGCTTAAACAAGCTGGACTTGACTGGACAGTGAGTAAGCGTAATATATTCACATATAATAACGCAGTTAGCGACAAAGCTGACGACCTTATTATGTCTGATGACTACTACATGCTTGTGCGTGATAGTGATAATAATATACTTGGACCGTGTGGACCAAGGTTTATACCAACGCAAAACCAGGAGGCTTTTACTTTCTTTAAAAAGTTTACAGACGCTGGTAATATGAATATGCATACTGCAGGTTCCTTACGCAACGGTAAGCAAATATGGGGGTTAGCTGAAATTAATGACGGCTTTACCCTGCCAGGCGACGATAGGATAGAGGGCTACTTATTAGTGTCCGTGTCCCATGAGTGGGGTAAGTCTAATGAAATTAGGTTTACACCAGTACGTGTAGTTTGTAATAATACTTTATCAATGGCTTTAGCTGATAAGTCACAGCCTGCGTTTAAAATGCCTCACACTAAAGTATTTGACAGTCAGTTAATAACTACTGCAGAAGAAGCGTTAGGGTTAGCGAGTGTTAGACTTGACGAGTATCAAAAAAGTGCTGAGTTTTTAAGCAGTAAAAAGTATAACGAAAATAAAGTTGTTAGTTATATAGCTGACTTACTACAGCCTAAACTGGCTTTACAAGAAAAAATAATTGTAGAGAATAGTAAAAATATAGATACTGCTTTAGCTGAGTCTAAACTTAGAACGCTTGAAGAGTTTCAACGTACTCCTCATAAAGTTTATGAGGCTCTTGAGCAGCAACCTGGAGCTGACCTTAAAAGCTCTAAGGGTACGTGGTGGGGTGCTGTTAACGCAGTAACTTACGTGGTTGACCATAAGTGGGGTCACGACCGTGACGCATCAATGCATAACGCTTGGTTCGGTGCTCGTGCTTCACTTAAAAACCGTGCTATGACTAAAGCTATAGAGTATGCCGAAGCAGCATAACTCTATAGAGTTTTTATGTTTCACCACCCCTGATTATTCAAGGGTGGTGAAAGTTGATATGGCAGAACTGCATACTATTGTTAAAGGTTATCAACGTATTGGTGACCCTGCTTTTATGTCACATCAAAATACAATTATACCAGAATCAAAAGCTCTTGAAGTTTACAATAAATTTGCTAAACGTAAGCTCAAGAATTTTAAAAATAAAAAAGATTGTCAAATTAAACTTTGGAATCTTTTTAGTAAAATGGCTGTTAAGCCAGAGGAGAGTGACATGAGTAGAAGCAAGGTTTTTAAAGTTGACCGTAGCAAACCTAAACCAGACCCACTGTGTAAAGTTATAAGTGCTCGTGACCCTTACGACACAAGTCAAAAACTTACTCGTACTGATAAGATGCCTATGGCTTCTAAAAATATCGAACGTATGAAACAATACGAGAATATTAAAACTATTCAAGATGTACTTGATAAAGGTGTTCTTGATATACGTGCTATCAAATATGATATTAAATTAGGTTATGTCACGAAAGGCTAGTCGTTATGAGTTACTTTGGGAAATGGTTTACCATAACCCTAAAGAAGTTGAAGGCACACCTGCTCGGCTTTTAATAGAGGTCGACACAAATAATACTATTTCAAAGTCCCCTGATTTTAATCAATGGGTGGAAGATAATCGAGATAAAATAGCTTCCGCTATCATCAAAACTATAAGGAATAAAAGAGTTTCACGGTATAAATGTTTGCGTATTAAAGGCGTACCTTTTTATAAATGATTTTAATTTAGGGCTTACTGTGACGCGTTTTAAGGCGTTGCTTTTAAAAGGGTAGGGTAAGTATAGGCTAGGTAAATCAAACGCTCTAAAAGGCTCTAATTATATTGGGATTATACTATAACTTCTAAATGAATACTTATATACTAAACTATAAATTTATTGGAGATATTTATGCAAGAAAGTATTAGCGAATTACCAGTTATCGAAAAAGGTATTGAATTACCGAAACCTAACTATAAAGAAAAGTGGAATTTTCACAGACTAAAAGTAGGGGATAGTTTTGCTATACCATTTACTGATGAAAGAGAAGTAACACGGTTACGAACTTCAGCTTCGGCTCATGGTCAAAGGCATAGGGCTAAAATAACTACTCGTACAGTTTACGAAGAAGGCGTTAAAAAGTTAAGAGCATGGAGAGTTAAGTGAGTAAAAAAAGTAAACAAGATATAGGAGGTTTTTATAAAGACCCTCGTGTTATGAAATACTCAGACTTAACAAAAGCTAACGAACACGCAACTAAAAACGATTATAACAGAGCGTTGAACATTGATAAGTTTTTTATGACTATCAAAAGGTTTGGCTATGACCCTGAAGAATTATTATACCCTGTGCTTCCGTTATGTGTACATGAACACGCTCAAGGCAATAAAGTTGATGCGCATATGAGAGTAAAAATCGTAGGACCATTTGATGAAGAAACTGGTTTAGTAGTTCAAGGAATTTTAGATTGTTGCTTTGATATTTTCACTAAACTACCTGTATATGACCTTGAAAATCGTAAACTTATGAAAATGAATTAGGTTATAATAAATCATGTCTATAAAAATATTAGAAGAATACTGGAGGGATCAAGAGTACGCTACTCCTTTTGAAGTTTTAATGTTGGCTAAAGTCGATGAATCTTCAGAGAGCTACCTTAAACGTAGAGACGGACACATTATTTTAATGATAGCTTTTAAACATCTTAATGAAGAAAAAGAAATTAACACCTAAGCAAGAAAAGTTTGCACAGAATGTGGCTAAAGGTATGACTCAAAAAGATGCTGCCATTAAAGCAGGATACAGTGAAAAGAAAGCTATTAAAACAGGTTACGAATTAGCCAGTAAAAATAACCCTCACGTACAGGAAAAAATACAAGCACTTCAAGAAAAAGCCAGTAACAAAGTGGCTCTTGATTTAGCTACACATCTTACCGACCTAAAAGATATACGAGAGGGAGCTTTACGTAATGGAGCATGGTCAGCAGCAGTTACTGCAGAAGTGGCTAGGGGTAAAGCAGCAGGACTGTACGTAAACCGTAGTGAACTGACCGTCAACCGTGTAGACGTTATGTCAAAAGAAGAAGTTTTAGAACGTATGAAACAACTCTATCATGATACAGGTGGCATACTGCCTACTGGTAAAGTGATAGAACTAGAGAAAGAAGAAACAGAAAATGTCGAATATTCATTACCTAAAGGGAGCACTTAAACACTTCAATCCTCAGTTTGAACACTGGGATGAACCTGTTGTGCGTAAAACTAAAAACGGTATGGTCTATGGTAGACCTAGTCGTGGTTTTGGTGACGCACCATTTGAGTATGCTGGTAAGCATATGAATCCTGAACCGTGGACTCCTGAACTAGAGGCTATAAAAGATCAAGCTGAAAACTTAGCTAGTGCTATTTATTTAGATTCAATTAAGTTTACCTTTTGTCTTTGTGGTTTGTATCCTGGAGAAGAAGGTATACCTCACCACAGTGATACTGTACCCACTCTTGATGATGTGGTTGTGTCTGTAAGTTTTGGTGCACCTAGAGTTTTTGCTTGGCGTACTTACCAAAACGCTATTAAACATCACACTAATACTAGCGATATTTTTTTCGAGGAAAATTTCCTAAACAAAGAAACGTTTTATATTTTAGAACACGGAGACGTACTTATATTTGACGGGCACAGTCAAATGAAAAGTACTCACGCTGTACCTGATTTACCTTTAGCCGAAGAAAGAATTAATTTAACCTTTAGGTCAGGTCTATGAAAAAAACTGCGTATAAAAAATTTGATAAACTTATGAAGTCTGGTAGGCTACAAAAAGTTGTCAAACTTGCTATAGGCAAAAATAAAAATGTCAAAAAACAAAAAAGAAGCTAAGCACGTTCAAGTTATGAAACTCTGTATTATGACAGAAGAAGATGTATTTAATGACAAAACATCTATTGATGAAATGATGGAAATAGTGGCTGAGCACATTGAAAACAAAAAATTTTATTTTGAATTAATAAACCCAGCGAGGAAAAAAGATGCCTGAGTACAGTAAGTTAGCACCATACAGATTAAAGAATACTATGCTGGGTATTAATAGTAGTTGGTGTATAGACAAAACAACTATCGAATTAATCCAGGAAAGTGAGCCTACCATACAAGAATATGAAGACAAGTGGGCACAGGTCGATATCAAAAATATTGTACAAGAGTACGTAAAAGAAGAAGTAAAAGACGTTTACTCTATACCATTATTTACTGAAGAATTTTGTACCATGATGCTTGATGAAATAAAAAATATGGAAGAAGTTTTTGGTTTTGATGTTAACCCTACCGAAGATAAACTTAGACAAATACCAGAGATTACGCTTCATGACCGTTGTCCTGAGTTGTTTAATAATATGTGGAGCGTGGTACTTAATTATATGAACCCTGTCTTTATGAGTATTTGGCAACGGTACGTGGACCGTCCTGGCTCAATACAGTTAGCGAACTACAACTTAGCTGATAAGAATCAAGGTGCCTGGCATCATGATACGTCTGCAGATATTAGCGTTGTAGTTCCCTTAAATACTGGTGAATATGACGGTGGTGGTACAGAGTTTCATGGTAGGGGAATAGTAGATCCGCTTCCGTCTGGTCACGCTTTATTCTTTCCTAGTTTCAGTCACTTGCACCGTGGGCTACCAGTTAAAAAAGGCGATAGATATTTATTAGTGTTCTGGTTATTAGGAGCATTTGAATAGTATAATGATGCTAACAAAAACCTTTTATCTTTTTTACATCTAAGGTTTAATAAAATTAGGTTAAGTTTAAGGCGTTCGAGTCGCCAAGAAGGAAAACGCTACTTTGTTAGAGGTGAAGAATCCATAAGTGGCTAAGTGTGAAACTCAAGTCGCCAAGAAACGCAGTATCTCTTATTCTTAACTTAGTGGTGCAGTATGGTAACGTCGACACGATTGCTTAATGAGGACTAAATAATTGCCACCAAATCCTCGCCACGCCTTTTATTTTTACATAGGGCTTTATTATCTTTGCGATGTAGGGCTAAATAACCTTATAGGTAATTTTTTAAAAACAAGGAATAATTATGAAACCACCACGTTTAAAACTAGTTAGCAATAACCCCAACCTGACTACATACTATGTACCGTTTACCTCTATACAGGTTGACTATTATCCAATAAAAGCTATCAGCCCTGAGCAAGCCATTATGAAAGCTAACTCAGGTGAATTTGAACGTTTAGAAAAACGTGTGTCGCTTATAGAAACTGCTAGTAATGTGGTTTATGACCACTTGAATATTGACCATGCTGAGTCTTTTGCTAGGGATATAGATATATACGATATAAAAGAACAAAACTATGACCAAGTACTTAACAATTAATAATGAGTGACCTCTGTACTTGGTGCGGAGAACCTATTAAACAACCTGAAGGTGTTGGTCGCCGTAGGAAATTTTGCTCACATGAGTGTTCAAAACAAAAGAGTTATTCTCTCAATAAATCTGTTTATGCAGAAAGTGGTATGGGAGCGTGTGGTCCCATAGGTCTTATAGAGGGGGAACACGTTACTACCTCATGGGCAGGTTCTTATGAAGAACATTACGTTGACCCTGTTATACTTGCACAAGCTGAACTAAATGAAAGCAATTTTGCTTATGCTAATGAAATCCTGCGTTCTAAAAATAAAGGTATTAGTCTCCGTAGAGATGGAGGCTGGTCAAAACCTGTGTCGCCAAAAAACCTCAATCGTTTCGTGTAAAAAAACTTTCTGATCTAACTTTACTAAAACTCCGATCGTTTATACTATATATACTGGTATATTTATATACCCATTTATAGGAGAATGTATGGCTAATAAAACAGCTACCAAAAAGTCAATGCTAAGCAGTGCTAAGACTCAAACTGAAACTGCTACAACAACGCCGAAAGTAAAATTCGGTAAATATAGCCCAGACGCTAAATTAAAAGCGACTGGGAAACGAGTAACAGCCGAGCACAATAATGAGCGTGTAAAAGCTGTCAATGGTAAAACAATCAAAGAAGCTATAGCTACTGGGTTGTATACCATGAGTGGTATCAGATATGACATTGAAAAAGTCAAAACTCTCGAAATCGCTTAGTTTTGCTCAATGTAAGGTGGGGTTAAGTTTTACCCCACTTTACTTTACTTTGTTTTTGATCAGTTTTAAATTTAATTACTTAAATAAATACCTTGGGAGGTAGTATGAAAGAAAATAGTAGTGGCTTACGAGTCATATTAATTGACCCTTTTAAAGAAAAGGTTCGTGTTGGGTATCCTGTCACAGACGATTATATGACAGAGTTAAAAAAGTGGATGGAAGTATCTTGTATTGATATAGTCACCCTTGATAAAAAGAATATGCTAGTCGTTGATGATGACGGTTTACTTAGAAACCCTAACCGATATTTTCATTGGGCTCCGACTAACTATAATTTTGCTGGTAAGGCAGCAATATTAGGTTACGAAGAAGACTTAACTGTCGATTGTCAGTTACCTATTAGTCTAGTAGAAGACCGCTTAGTTAAGTGGATTCCAGAAGGCTATAAGGAAGAACCTTTTATGAAGTTTATACCTATACCATGACACAGTATAAAGATATGGTCAAAAAGCGTAACGAAGAGTTAGTAGAGGAACGTGATATGAGTTCCGTTACAGGTATAACTCGTGTAATTAATAAAGCGAAAAACATTGATTACACTACAATTTACTATAAGAATGGTAAACAAGTGCGTTCTTATAAGGATAAACGAAAAAAAGATGAGGTTATACAGGAGGCTTTTTCAAATTTTTGTTGACGTATCCTTTACCTCCTTTATAATGTGCGTTAACATGGTGAGATTTTTTAGTTTGCAAGAGTTTTGTTACTCACTTAAATCAACAAAGACTCTTCTAATTGAGCAAGGGTGTTGTATTATTGTCCCTTCATAGCAAGTTTGGCTCACTTGTGCTCAGAAACGAGCCTTATATTTAAACAACATAGGAGTATATAATGGCTAGAGATTTAAATTCACTAGAAGAATTAATAGTAATATGGGCTAGGCAACGTGGACTTTTGACCGCTGACGTTCAGCCTCAAAAACAAATGCTAAAACTAGTTGAGGAAGTAGGTGAACTTGCTAAGGGTGTTGCGTACCGAGACAAGTGGTCTACCTCTGACGGTATAGGTGATGTATTTGTTTGCTTAGTGGTATTAGCTGAGCAGTTAGATTTAAAAGTAACAGAGTGTATTGACCAAGCGTACGATGAAATCAAAAACCGTGAGGGAGTACTAGAAGATGGGCTGTTTAAAAAGAATAATGATGTACCTGAACTACCTTAACCATCGTATTGATCGCGTTTACTATATATGTAGTTAAATAAATATTTGGAGAATAATATGAGCGATAACCCTATTATAAACATGTTACCTAAACGCAGGTTCACCGACTATTGTGACGGCTGTCAACAATTAGGTGAAAAACAAGTAAGCGGTGTTAAACGACACCGTTCTATGCCACTTGATACGTGGCTCGTGGAACTTAGCTGTAGTGAGTTTGAAGATACACGTGAAACCGTGCTGTGTTCTAACTGTATTGACTCAGCTGGTAAAGAAGAGTTTATGAATCTTAAAACTAATAAAGATTATAAACCTTTTTACATTGATAAAATTTAAGGAGAAATTATGTATAGTAAACTAACTCATAAACAACAAGCAGAAAATGCTTATAATCATGGCGTTGAAGATGCCACTAACGGCAGGGAGCGTAAAAATTCTTCTGACTTTTATGGACCGTATAACAATGAATACGATAACGGCTATCAATCAGTTTTAAATAAAAGAAAAGAAAACATTGAAGACCTTTCTGCTTTCTTTGACTTTGGTGGTAAACGATGAGTAATTGTGAAATTTGTAATAGCAAAGGTTGGGTCATAGCAGAGGGCAGACTTGGAGATGAAATACAAGTTTGTCAAAACTGTTTTAAATACACTTCTGATAAACAAGCATATCAAAAAGCTGGTTTAGAAATAGATGTATCAAAATTTAAATGTGATGATTTTGTATTTGTTAAAGGAGAACGAAGATGAGTAGACTTAAAGATTTAATGTTAGACGTTCAGTCTGATTTAGAAGCTATACTTTCTAATAAACCTCACCTAACTAGAAATCAAGCTGTCGCTACTGTTTCTGTCATGCGTGAGTTAGCTAAACGTGAGTTTGTACATACCGAGTTTATTGAACAAGTGTACGACCTTACAATGTCGGGTGGTCATACGGATCTTTACTAAAATCTTTTTACTGAATTTACTTAACCATCATATACATCAAAGCTATATTAATAGCTACTTAACTAAACAATTAAATATAGGAGGATGTTATGGTAAGTAGTGTAACTAAACAAATCGAGGATAATTTATTTATGACTCGTAAGGAAGACGGTATGTATTTTCATACTGCTCAGGCACTTAAATATAGTAAAAATGGTGCTCATTTTTACGACGGTGCTTATGTCACTAGGCTTAATTCTAAGCACGTAATAAACGAAAGGGATTATACTCCAGAGTTACTGGAAGAATTTGAGAATGCCCCTACGTTATTTCAATATAAAATGGGTCGCTAGTGGTTGAGTGTAAAAACTGTGGTGAACTTAATATTAGTCGGGAGCGTTATGCTCTCGGCTATTTTACTTGTTTAACCTGTGGTGAAAAAGAGGCTCAAACGCTCGCTAATACTCGTAAACAGCAAGTGGCTCCTGTGTACAATAAAGGAGCTTATCAATACATTACGGAAAATGATCTTGAAACTATCGGTAGGTAATTTTACTAGGGCTACGGTTATGATGCCTAAAATAGGACGCTATAGGACGCGTTTTAAGGCTATGATTTACTTAGGGCTACCTACCCCCTACCCCTATACATCAAACGGTCTAACGGCTTTAAAATATTTTAAGATATTACTTAACCATCATATAGATCGTAGCTATTATAAACCTATAGTAAATAAGGAGTAAAACTATGAATAGAAAAATTCTAAGAAAAGGTGTTACTTATATTTCCTATGATACGTGTGAAGACTTCGTTAAAGGTATGTGTATTGATACCGATATTGAAGTTACCGTTGATAACTGGCGTGAAGACCTAAAAGCTCATCAAGTCAATACTGACGCGGAAGTAGAGTTAAGCACAGGTGGGTTAGTGATATATAGCTGTTCCCATGGTGAGTTTAACTACGTCATACACCACTACTTAACTTATGTAGACGGTAAACATGGCGACTTATTTGACGTATTTACGGAATATGATAACTCAAGTTTATGGGTGGATACCGTTGTTGACGGTATGCTTGAATTAGTAGTCAAATGACTAGTCTCTCTGTCCTCCATACTAACGAGGCTAGTTTAGAGCAAGAGGTTTATTTAGTACCTCTATATTAGCAAGCGTGGTTCACTTGTGCTCGCAAACGAACCACTTAAATTTTAGGAGAAATTATGAATAATTTTAAAACATATGTTAACTACGCTCAGCCTGTGGTTGAAGCTATAAATAAACACCACAATGAATTTTACTTACTTCAATATTGTGGTATACGTCCTCAAGACTTATGTGTTGATGAAGAAAATTTAATAAAGTTTGAGGCTAGTGGCGAACCTGGAGCTTTTAAAGGTGATATACCTTTAATATATGCCCAGTATGGCGAGGAAACTGGTGCCAGCCTAGCTATTGAACTTACTGCTGAACACCGTAAGTTACTGAGTAAAGAATTAGCCTTTGAACTTTTTGGTGAGCACTTTGATTTATGGGAAGACGGAGTTGTGTATGCGTTACTTGACCATGAATATTATCAAACCTGTAGTGGTTTTGCGGTTCATGAAATAGTTGACCCCACTAGTGGCGGTGTAGGTAATGCTCTTGACTTTATTTCAGAAAGACTAGGGCTACCTTTCTTCAACCTTCATGAAGGTAAAAGCAATTTAGACTTTATTTTAGACCAATAACATAGGAGAAAAAAATGTATAATGAAGAAGAAAAATATAAATGTATCTATATCGCAGCAGATACACATAAACAATTAAAAGAGTTTTGTGATGAGCATGGGCTAACTCTGTCAGGCATCTCTACAAAAGCAGTTGCAAAATATATGGGAGAATTAATAACACTATTTGAAATGATGGATAAGAAATGAGTTATAACATCGGCATATTAGGTTTTGGCTTTGTGGGGCAGGCAGTGGGAAATGCTTTTCGCCCTTATAATAATAGAGTTTGGACCGTGGACCCCATACTAGGCAACGACATTAGCCTACTCTACGATAAAAACCGTGCATCTGATGCGTTTATTGATTTCGTATTCGTATGTGTGCCCACTCCTTCGCTTAACTCTGGTGAAATAGACGCACGTATCGTACAAAAATGTACAGACGATATACTGCGTAATACTTCTGCCACAGTTATTATTAAGTCAACCGTGACTCCTGGTCTAATACCTACTAGTTCTAGAGTGGTTTATAACCCTGAGTTCTTAACGGAAGCTAACGCTGAGGAAGATTTTATTAACGCTGAATATCATATACTGGGCGGAGACCCTGCAGCCTGTGGCGACGTAATGGAGCTCTACCGTGTGCAGTCAAACTTACTACACAAAGACTTTATTGTTATGACTAAGCAAGAAGCGAGCCTAGTTAAATACGCAACGAATGCTTTTCTAGCGACCAAAGTTACCTTCTTTAATCAACTATATGACTTAGCTAATCGCTGTGGTGCCGACTATCAAATGATAGTAGATACCGTAACTAGCGATAAGCGTATAGGTGAGGGTCATACTAAGGTAGGTGACGGTGGGCGTAAAAGAGGGTACGGTGGTGCGTGTCTTCCTAAGGACGTGAATGCCTTGTATCATTTTAGTAAGAAAAAGTTCAGTTTACTAAGGCTCGTGGACCGTATCAATAATAAGTACCGACGCTTATACGCTCGTGACGAAAGAGAGCGTGGCAATAATATTAATTATTACCTGAACTAGCTTAACGATCATAAGCATCGTTTTTATAATTAACTTAGTTAATAAAAATTATACAGGAGTATAAAATTATGAAAATTATTAAACTAAATAATAATGTTGAAGAAAACGGTAGGTGGGAAGATATCCCCAATGGCGGACAAATTTTTAATGGTGCCGACGCTGGTGAGCTTCCTGATTATCCGATAGGTGACCAAGTAGGTAGTTGTGAAAAACGTACCGTCTTTGAGGACGGTGTAGAGTTTTATACTAGTGAAGATGAAAACTATAGTTATATAACTCATATCATGCCTAGTTTCTTTGGGAGCACTGGGATAGTGCTTAGGTTTAAAAAGTCATGACTATTTCAAGAAGCCGTAGGGTTCAGAACTGGGTAGACAGAATAGCTGCTCGTGGAGAAGTGTCTTCTGACTTAATAGAAGAAGCTGAAAAAGATATAAATAAACTAGAAAAAGAAAATATTCATGTAGATATAGGGTACGTCCTTTACAACTTAACGTATAGGTTGAATGAACGTTTTGGTCAACCTAATAAAAAACCTACAGATTCATACGCTAAAGCCTGTAAGATTATACGGGAAGAAATACCTGAACAGCTAGAAGGTTACAGTAAAGAATACGCTGAACAACTAAAGCGTACCTTAATGAGTCCTGAAGGACTAAATATAATAATTCAGTTAAATGAAGATATCAAAAATTCAACTAAGTTCATACCTGAACTAGCTTAACCATCATAGGGATCAAGGCTATTATATATATAGTAGTTAAATATAAACAAGGAGGAACTAACTATGGAACAATTAGATACTTTAATAAATATCCCTTACCCTAAGGGATTCTTCAAAGACGGACGCGAGTCAAACTGGTACATTGATTTGTTTACTTTAGACGTCTATAAAAAAGTAAAATTCAACGATAAGGTCAAATACCTTGAGCAGATTGATAATATACCTAGTTTCGTGTTCGGTAGCTTAAAGCCTGAACATCAAAAATACCTAAGAAATAGGTTAAGGGGTGAGTCGTGAAAGTAATTAATAACTATGACGACTGGGCTACTCACTACCCTGCTGAGGAATCTGAAATACCAGAAGGTGTCACTCTACAAATGATGTTTGATTACCCCTTTCAACTTAATGCTCGTGGTGAAGGTAATATTATCACTTTTGTTCACGACGCAGAAAATACTTACTTTGAAACTGCTGGTGCTGCGTTTAATGCGGGAGCGTTTAAAATTCCTAAACTCTTTACTGATGTACAACTGTATGAGTTAGTGTACCATATGTTTAAATTAATGCTTGAGGAGGAAATGTGAGTAAACTAAAAGATATTATGATTGACGCACAGGCTACAGCCCAGTGCCTAATACATGGGGAAGGTTATACCTACAAGATGTTTATTAGTACTATGAAGGAAGACCACCCTGCGTGTCCCAGTGACTACTTTGATACACTCTGGAACGAGGAAATGAAAGAACGCTGGGAAAAAACTCTAAGCCTCAAAGGTTTAATGAGGTCAAAACTCAAGTGATATTGTACCTCTGCCTATTAAGGGATCGATGGAGACATGGATTGTTTTCTATCTTGTAGAGAGAACAGCCAATAAGCCAATAGTGCATGGTCCGTGGTCCCTTGACACTACGATGTTTATTAAGGTTATTGCCTAACCTATTACCGACCTATTGGCTCTTGACAGCCAATAACAACGTGCGATGCTTATTTTTGATATCATCAGGAATCCACTGTTTCCCTATATAGCACCAACTATGATCCCCTCGGGAGACGGAGAGGGGACAAAAAGCTACAGTCCATGGTCCTAGATCCAGGAAAACTGCCAAACCACGCTCCACGATCGTAATGACACGCACAACGGTCCGTGGTCCAGGGTTCAGATCACGGGTATAAAGGGGGTAGGATCATGATCCCAGATCCCAAATTAATTTAATCTTTTTTATACGAGCTATTTACTTTATATACGATCAAGCTTATACTATAGTCAGTTAGTTAAAAAGGAGGTTTATATGACTAATCTAAAAAAGGCTACTAAATCCGTAGCTCCTAAAGTCAACGCTCAAACGTTGACCTTCGTCCCTAATAAAGCTCGCGCCGAGCACAACGTCAAACGAGCTAAAGCCGTTCAAGGTATGACCTACGAACAGGCTATAGAGCACTATAAGACGCTCGGCTTAAAGGAGCGAGCTTTAAAATACGACTTGAATAAAATCAAGTCTTTAAAGCTAGGCTGACGGTCAGGGGAGCTTCGGCTCCCCTCTTTTTATCCCTGACCATTAGATCGCGATCGCGATCGTCGCCTTCGGCGACGACAACAGAAGACAAGAACCAGATCCCAGGAACCAGGAGCGTCGCCTGACGGCGACGCACCAAGATCCAGGAGCCGTCGCCTACGGCGACGGACACACCTCACAGATCCCAGGAAGCAAGGACCTCACAGATCTCGGGAAGCCCAGATTCCAGGAAGCAGGTCAGTCGCCCTAGGATCACGATCCTTGTGTATATGATTAAAATCTTAAAATTTATTTTAGGCGTAAAAAAAGGGCTAGTTAAACTAGCCCTTTAGGTTAGGTTATTAGCCTAGCGTATAGCCTTTAGGTACGCTTAGGCTTTTAACTTTAAATATATCGTAAGTTAAAGCCCTTAACGGTTTTAACTTAGGGTTATTAGGGTTTAACGCTTTAGCGTTAGTATAAATAGCTAAGGCGTCTTTATACGTTTTACCGTTAACGCTACTAGCCCTTTTACTATTAGCCGTAGCTAAACGCCCTTTATTATTAAAAGTTAATATAGGGTTAATAGTACCTATATTATCTTTAGTAATAACCGTAGGGCTAACGTTAGTACTTACGCTAGTAGTAGCTTTTTTAGTATTAGTTTTAGTCATATTATTTTACCTTTAGGGCTAGTTAAAAAAGTAGTTAAAAAACGCCCTTTATTTAATAACTAAGGTAATTATACTAAATATATAGGCTTATAACCGTTATATACTAAAATAAACGTACTAATTTTAACGCCTTTTAAACCCGAGTGGTTACGACTTTTATACGTAAGTAAGTACTTACTTTAGGTTAGTAAGTACTTACTACGCCCGTAACCCGAGTGGTTGATCGCGTCGCGTCCGCGACAGATCGTCCCGCTTCGCGGGACACAGATCCCGCTATCGCGGGAGATGCAAACGCAGACAAGACAGACGGCACAGCTATAACAGACGTAACAGCTGTCACAGATCAACAGTCCTCCAGTAGTCCGCTGTGCCACCCCCCACCCCCCTTTATAGCAACTATGCATAGCGTAACGCCTGCGTCA